TAGGCGTTTCTAGCATTAGTGATTTAGGCACTGGTGTATGTAAGCAGACTTTAACAAATCCTTTTAATAATATAACCTTTATTATTATAACAGGAATAGGAGAATTAACTGGAGGTGGTAATAGAGGTATAGGCATCTATAGTAGTAGTAGTAATGAACCAACAACTACAACTACAACTTTTTTTAGTTTTGCTTTTCCCAGTGGCGGAGGTACTTCTGCAAATGATGTTGATTTAAATTCTGCAGCTTGGCAAGGAGACCTCGCATAATGGCTAGTATATTAAGAGTAAACACATTAACAGATGCAAGTAGTAATAATTCTACTGCTATGAGTACAATCAATCAGGGTACTGCAAAGGCTTGGGTTCAAGCAACAGATGCAGCAGCTTTATCTGATTCTTTCAATATAAGTGGCGGAACAGATAATGGAACAGGTGATTACACCTATGCTCTTAGCAATAATATGGCAAATAATCAATGGTCACAAACTTGTAATGCTATATCTGCTGAAATAGCACAAGTTAAAAACGCAACATTGTTAACTTCAGCAATATCTGTTTCAGTTTTTAGTAGGGCAGATAGCTTTGCCGCTGCTGACCAAAGAAACTTCGTTGCGTTACAAGGAGACCTAGCATGACCAAAGCAGCAGAATTAGCAAAGATGGGTGAAGTCCTAACCAATAGTCAGATTGGTGGCAGACGCAACATTGTAATTAATGGTGCAATGCAATGTAGCCAAAGAAGCACCTCAGAAACAGGACAACATACAAGTGGTTATCTTACACTAGATAGATTTAATTTTAATTTTGTAAATGAAGATGAATTAAGAACAACATTAACGCAAGCAAGTGAAGGTCCTGATGGCTTTGCTAATTCTTTAAAAGTTCAAGCGACTACAGCAGAAAGTGCTGTTGCAGCAGATGAAGAATTTAGAGTTATTTACAAAGTAGAAGCACAAGATTTACAACAATTAAAGTTTGGAACATCTGCAGCCGAAAGAATAACTGTTTCTTTTTATGTAAGAAGTTCTGTCGCTGCAACTTATGGATTTAATTTATACCAAAATGATGCCAACAAAGTAAATGGACAAGCATACACAATTAATTCTGCAAACACTTGGGAACGTAAAACTTTAACATTTATAGGTAATACTTCAGATGTTATTAATGATGATACTGGTATAGGTATGCAATTAAATTGGTTTTTAATGGCTGGAACTGACTATACATCAGGTTCAAATAGTGGTTGGGAAACTTTTGCTACTGCTAAACACGCAGTAGGACATAATGCAAATGCAGTTGCTACAACAGATAATGCAACATGGCAAATAACAGGTATACAACTAGAAGTAGGCTCACAAGCCACACCATTTGAGCATAGGTCATATGGGGAAGAACTAGCTTTGTGTCAGAGGTATTATCAAGTTGTACCTAAATATACTTTTTTTATAGGTGCTGTAGAAGTTGGTTCTAATAGCTTACGAGCAGGTATTCCAATTACAAGACCTTTTAGAGCTTCTCCAGCAATAGGAAATATTACTTTAACTGTTTATGATGATGACGATAATAGTTTTAGTAATGCAGCTCATGCAGTATTTGCAAATAGTGGCTCGTATGAAGTTGATGGCACAACAGGGTATTTATCTATTGTATTTAATGGAAATCTAAGTGGTAGAACTGATAATCATAATGTAACTGCCTTATATGGTTCAGATGGAACATTAGATGCAGAGCTATAGGAGAAAACAATGGTTATAGAAAATGCAAAATGGTTTATAAATCCCATAGATGGTAAAACAAAAATAGCTATTATGTGTAAAATAGATGGACAAGAGATGTCTGTTCCAATGGACACAGCTAACAGACACTACATAGCAATCCAAGAATGGGTAGCTGATGGCAACAAGATAGAGGATGCTGATTGATGTTTTCTAGTTTTACTTTCGGTGAATTAGCTTTTAATGATATTGCTATATTGTCAAGAGAGCATTGGAGACATATAATACCTACAGAGAATGAAACTTGGAGTAACTTAACACCTTCGGGATCTGAGTCATGGACAAATATAACTCCTTCAGGTGCAGAAACTTGGACAGATATAAAAACAAGAATTATATGAGGTGATTAAATGGCGAGTACATATACAGATAATGGTGGATTAGAATTAATAGGGGTAGGAGAACAAGCTGGAACTTGGGGGACTACAACAAACACTAATCTTAGCATTATTGATAGAGTGTTAAATGGAGTAGTTACTCTTACTATTTCAGGTGATGCCAATATAACAACCACTGAGGGTACATTATCCCCAGGACATTATAAAGTTCTTTTATTAGCAGGAACTCCTGGAGCAGGATTTACTTTAACAATAACTCCTAGTACTCAACAAAAGTTTTTCTTTGTAAAAAACAGTACAGGACAAACAGCAACAATTACTCAAGGCTCTGGTGGTAATGCTACCATAGCTAATGGAGCTTCTGCTGTGATTTATGCTGATGGAGGTGGAGGTTCAGCAAAAGTTGATAATATTGGTACTGATGTGTTATCTGATTCTTCTCCACAGTTGGGTGGTAACTTAGATACAAATGGTAAGAATATAAACTTTGGTGATGCTGCAACAGCAGGAAGTGATGATACGTTACAGTTCGGTGCATCTCAAGATTTAAAAATATATCATGATTCAAACCATAGTTACATAGTAGATAGTGGTACAGGTAATTTAAAAATCTCTGGTAGTCAAGTAGATATACTTGGTGGTGCTGACAGTGGTGAAACAATGGCTACTTTTACAGATGATGGAGCAGTAACCCTTTACCATGATAATACTGCAAAGATAGCTACTTCTGCCTCTGGTGTAACAGTTACAGGAACAATGACAGCTTCTACAGGGGTAACAATAGGTTCTGCTGAAGTAACTGAAGCTGAATTAGAAATATTAGATGGAGCAACAGTAACCACTACTGAACTTAACTATGTTGATGGTGTGACTTCAGCAATACAAACGCAATTAGATGCAAAAGCAAGAGGTTTTTTAGTTCCGACTACACTCACTGCTGATGGCACTTTGAATGCAACACAATCAAACTACCAAGTGGTAAACTGTTCTAGTGGAAATGTTACAGTAACGATTACTGTAGGTTCTGGATTAGCTGTTGGTGATTATGTTGTTATTGATAAAATAGACACAAGCAGTAATACTCTCACAGTTGCTTATCCTGCTAATTCACAAGGTATCTCATTAGGAACTTCTTGTCAATTAGCCGTTGCGTTTTACAATGGCACTCACTTTTCCTTTACAGAAACAATTAAATCATGATTCCAATTATTTCTCCTTTAAATTTTACAGAAGTATCTTCTTCAGGAAACTTGAATCAAAAAGCTGCTGAGAAAGCCTCATCAGCAGATGATATGCCTATTCAATATTTTAAATTAACAGGTAATGTTTCTGGTAATTTAACTTTAGATAATAATGATACCCATAAAAAAGTCATATTAGACACTAATGGGTTTGACTTAACTAATTCTAGTGGAGCTCCTCTTACGAATAACTCTAGTACTACTTTAGATTTAAAAGGCAGTGGAGATATAAAATCGACACAAACAAGTATAACGACTACTGTAACTTCTACTACTAATTCAGGAATCACTATTGTTGAAGAGTTAGATAATTCCACTATTAATGTAGACGTAACTTCACATACTTTTGATGCTCAACTTGTTAACGACGACAGAGGTGCTGGTGGTGGACCAGGATGGGGTGATGGTACTTCTCAAGTTTTTGATCCTTCATCTAATAGTAACACTAACTTAATGGTACATGAAAGTTATCTTAGTTATGCTACATTGTTTGGAGGAACTGATTTAACAAACCTAGACAGATCTGATTTTGCTATGTCTTTTACCCATGCTTTTTTAGAAGATGGTACGCCAATAAGTGGAGCAATAGTTGGTCCTGGAGGTCCTAGTACCTTTGATGGTGTTAGTGCTGATCAACCTGATGCAAATACTAATTCCACTGGAAATGGGTATAGATATATGCAGTGGAACAATGCTGTACAAGGAGTGAATAAGGGAAATTCTGGCTCTTTTGGTGTTAGAATATTTATCGATCAAAACTCAGGTAATGCCATTATTGCTCTTTTAGCTGGAAGGGGAGCATTTAATCAAATCAAAAATGTAGATGTGTTTGGTCCAACAGCAGGAAGAAGATTTATATTTACAAATAATTTACAAACAACTGCTGTTCTTACAGGAGGGAATCCTTTTAGTAGCACCTCTGTTAGTGCTGGGTCAACAGGAAGTATAGATAGAGATTCTACCGATGGTTCTTTTTCTATAATAACAAGCGTTTCTGGAAATAATGATGCTGGTAGACCTTTTGCTTTCTCTGATGTAAGTACTGGCAGTGGAGGAATTAACGTAGATAATTATACAGGAACAAGATCAACGAGTGCCTTATGACCTTAACTAAATTAAATTTTAAACCAGGAATCAATAGAGATATAACTTCTTACAGTAATGAGGGTGGTTATTTTGATGGTGAATTAATTAGGTTTCATTTAAACTTTCCAGAAAAAATAGGGGGTTGGTCAAAATACTCTGCTAATACTTATCAAGGCACAGCAAGAGAACTTCACACTTGGGTTGCTTTAGATGGTTCTGAATATTTAGGAATTGGTACTAACTCTAAATATTATATAGAAGAGGGAGGAGATTTTAATGATATTACACCTTTGAGAGTTGCAACAAGTGCAGGAGATGTAACTTTTACTGCTGTAAATGGGTCTAGTACTTTGACTGTTACTGATACTGCTCATGGAGCAGCAGCAGGAGATTTTGTTACTTTTAGTGGGGCTGATAGTTTAGGTGGAACAGTTATTGCTTCTATATTAAATGCTGAACATGAAATTGTAAGTATTGTAAATGGTAACTCTTACACTATTGCAGTGAGTGTAACTGCTAACGCCACTGATGCTGGTAATAGTGGAGGAAGTAGTACTGTAGGCACATATCAATTAAACGCAGGATTAGATAGTCAAGTAGGAGGCACAGGTTGGGGAGCTGGATTATTTGGTGGTGTAACAAGTAACCCTTTAACAACTCAATTAGCTGAAGCCCTTGATAATAGTGAAACTGGAATTAATGTAGATGATGAAACTGGAATCACAACAGCAGGAGATATTATTTTAGTAGGGGCAGAATTAATGCTTGTTGCTGGTGATACAGATGATAATACATTGAACGTAACAAGAGGACATAGTGGTACTACAGCAACTACTCATGCTGATAATGCGATAGTTATAGTAGCTAAAGGTAATGAAAGTAGTGATGATGATTATGTTGGTTGGGGTCAATCTTCTGCTTTAACCACAAAAACTCAAATACGTTTATGGTCTCATGATAACTTTGGTGAAGACTTATTAATTAATCCAAGAGATGGTGCAATTTTTTATTGGGATAGGTCAAATAATTTATCGACAAGAGCTGTGAATATTTCTACTTTAGCAGGGGCTAATGAAGTTCCAACTATTGCTAAACAAGTTTTAGTATCAGATAAAGACAGGCATGTCATAGCTTTTGGTTGTAACCCACAAGGGTCAACTATTCAAGACCCTCTTTTAATTCGTTTCTCCAACCAAGAATCTCCTGCTGAATGGGAAGCGAAAGCAACAAATACAGCAGGAGATTTAAGGTTAGGTTCTGGTTCGGGTTTTGTACAAGCTGTTGAAACTAAACGAGAAATCCTTATATGGACAGATAGTTCTCTTCATTCTATGCAGTTTATCGGTCCTCCGTTTACGTTTGGTATAAACCAAATATCTTCTAGTATTACTCTTATGAGTTCTAATGCAGCGATAGGCACAGAAGAAATAGTTTATTGGATGGGTTTAGATACTTTTTATTTATACGCACAAAACCAAATCCAACAATTACCTTGTACTGTAAAAGATAAAGTGTTTTTAGATTTTAATTTTGAGCAACGAGATAAAGTTATTTCGGGAGTAAACTCAGAGTGGGGTGAAGTTTGGTGGTTTTATCCTTCTTCTACTAGCCAAGAAAACGATAAATATGTGATTTATAACTACATACAAAAAGTTTGGTACTATGGGACACTCAGCCGAACAGCGTGGTTAGACAGAGGGATTAAAACTTATCCAATCGCTGCACAGGGAGGGTATATCTATAATCATGAGTTAGGTAATGATAATGATGGTGTTGCTATGACTTCGTTTGTTGAATCTAGTCAATTAGATACAGGCGATGGTGATCGGTTTCTTATGTTAACGAAATTAATTCCCGATGTAAAGTTTGATGGATCTACCACTCCAGTACCCTCTGTTGATTTTACACTACAAACTAGACGTCATCCTGGAGCAAATTATAATCAAACTAATACAGGCACAGCAACAAGATCAGCAACAACTCCCGTTGAACAATGGACAGAAAAATTAGATGTAAGATTAAGAGGTAGGTCTTTTTCATTAAAAGTACAATCAACAGGGCTTGGAACTAAATGGAAGTTAGGGTCTCCTCGAGTTGAAATTAGACCAGATGGAAGAAGATAATGTTTATAACAACTGTTCCACAATTTATTCAGGGCATGACAAATGCTAAAGCTGATCTAACAACAACTGCGATAACAACTGTTTACACAGCACCGAGTGATGGCGATTTTAATGTTTCCGTTATTAGTTCTATAATAGTATCTAATGATTCAGGTAGTGGTGATACAATAACTGTAACCATTACTGGAAATGGTGTAAGTTCAACTGGAAGTCTTACTTCTCATGTTTTCAGTTTGTTCCAAGTTAAGGCTATCGCTGCAAATACATCAGTAGAACTATTAACGAGAGATTTAGTATTGCAAAGTGGAGAAGTATTAAAAGCAACTGCTGCGACAGGAGAAAGATTACATGTTGTAGCAAGTGTACAAGAGTTCTCTCAACAACGAAGAGTTTAAGGATTGTATAATTATTATGAAACTGTTAAGGTACTAACATGACAGCAGGAATAGCAACATTACCTTTTGAGGTACAGTCGCAACCTTTTGTTCCAGCAGGAGGTTTAAGCGAATATAAAAAAGCAGCCGATATGTTGGCAAGCTTCGGTCGTGAAGGCGATACTTATATTGTTCATGCTGCTGAGGGCGAAACAGTAATACCTATGGAAGTATTACAAGCTAATCCTCGTATGAAAAACATGATTTTTAAACAAATGGAAGATATGGGGTTAGAACCAGAGCGTTATGTTGTTGGTAATGAATTAAATTCTATAAATCCTATTACAGGTAAACCTGAGTTTTTTCTTAAAAAACTATTCAAAGGTTTAAAAAAGATAGTTAAGAAAGTTGCTCCAATAGTGCTTCCTATTGTTGCTCCTTACTTATTGCCTACAATGCCTTTATTCTTGAGTGCTGGTATTGGTAGTTTTGCAGGAGGATTAGCTGCAGGACAAGACCCGATGGATGCTTTAAAAGGTGCTGTAATAGCAGGAGGATTAGCTGGGATAGGTTCAGCAGCTTTTGGTAAAGGGTTTGGTGCGACAGGTGCTGAATCTGGTTTAACAACAGATTACAATATATTTGGTACACCTTCAGGAACAGGATCACCTACATTAGCTTCTAGTAGTGCAAACAATCCTTTTTTAACAGAGGGTGGTGTAAAAAAATTACCAGTTTCTAGTCCAGGAAAGTTAGGGACTAAAACAGCTAACTTAGCTTCAGGTCAAGATTTTTATGTGCCTCCATCTTCAGCCCCTAAAACAGTATTAGGAGTAGATGGTCCATCTAAGACTTCTTTATTTCCAAAAGAAGTAGGTATAGAACAAGTAGCTGATAAAAATTTATTTTCACAAGCTAAAGAGTTAGCTAACCAGTATGTAGTTGAGCCTTACCAAAAATATTTAAGTCCAAGTCGACCAAGCATGTCTCCTGATATGACTGAAGTACTAAAACAGTATAATGAAAAAATTTCTAAACTTCCTGCTAATATAAATACAGGTGCAAATAGATCAAAAATATACGAAGCTCTTATAAAAGAAAATACTCCTGGAACACTAAGAAAGTATGCTCCATTAGCTACAGCAGGAACAGCATTAGCTTATGGATTAGGAGCATTTGAAGAGCCTAAAGGTGAGCCATACATAGACCCTATCACTGGTAAGATTATGTTTGATGAAGATATAGCAAGTGGTGCATATAAGTATGCTTTTGATCCATCAAGGTTTTATGGGACTAACCCATATTATGCTGCTGGAGGGGGAGAAATAATGGGTCCTGGAACTCCAACCTCTGATTCTATTCCAGCTATGCTAAGTGATGGAGAATTTGTAATGAATGCAAAAGCTGTGCGTGGTGCTGGAAATGGAGATAGGAAAGCAGGAGCAAAGAAAATGTATGCAATGATGCGTAATTTTGAAAAGGGAGCTGCATAATGGCTGAAGAAACCCAAACCGTCATTCAAAGAGAAGCCCCTGAAATAGAGGCTTATAAACTTGGGCTATTAGAACAAGCTAAAGATTTAACTTCAGCTCCTCCTGTAGGAGGTCTTCCTGATTATGAAGTAGCTGGATTAGACCAAGCACAAATAGATGCTTACGATCAAGCAGTTGGAGGGATTGGTGCGTATCAACCTTTTCTAGATGATGCCGAAAGTACTTTAGGCACAGCAGCGACAACAACAGAGGGTGGGATTGCTGATATAGATACAGGTATGAGTTATATTGATCCAGCAACAGGTCAAGCTATGGTTACGCAAGGACAAGGTTATTTAGACCCAGCTAAAGGATATTATGATACAGGTGCAACTCAAGCTATGGGTTCGGCGAGTGCTTATGACCCTGCTGCAGGAATCAGTGCTTTTATGGATCCTTATCAACAAATGGTTACGCAAGGTGCTATTGATCAATTAAATAAACAATATGGGGTACAACAAGCTCAAAGAGGAGCAGGAGCTATTGGATCTGGAGCATTTGGTGGATCAAGAGCAGGAGTTATGGAAGGGGTTGCTCAGGGTGAACTAGCCGATGTTACAAGTAGAAGAATATTTGAAGACCTTTCAAGAAATTATGGACAAGCTAGAACAGCTTCTATGCAAGATTTCCAAAACCAAAAAGCAAGAGAATTAGCTTCTGCTCAAGCACAAATGGCAGCAGGACAAGGATTAGGTAATCTAGGAACAATAGCAGGAAACTTAGGTCAAACATATAGCAATATTGGAAATCAAGCTGCAACAACAGCAGGAGCATTAGGAGCTCAAAAAGGTCAACTAGGTACGCAGTTAGGTCAAATAGGTACACAGCAAGCAGCTCTAGGAGAGTTTGCACAGAAAGCTGGAATTACCGATATTAACTTATTAGAAACATTAGGTGCAACTAGACAGCAACAAGCACAAAGAGAATTAGATGCACAACGTCAAACAGATCTGCAAAACATCTATGAACCTTATCAAAGGTTAAGTTATTATAGTGATATATTAAGGGGAGCTCCAAGTACTCAACAAACAACAAGCTTGCAATCTTCAACAAACCCTAGTTTATTTAATCAAATACTTGGTGGTGGTATAACAGGATTAGGTTTATATGGAGCAGCAAACAAAGCAGGGATTGTATAAATGGTTATGATGGATCCTACATTACAACGAAACATGTTTAAAGGGCAAGTGCCTCCTGTTAATAGTGAAGGAGTTGGTATTACAGATGGATTAGTAGAAAACGAAAAACAAGTTTCTGCTGAGGCATTAGCAAATACAGCAGAGGGTATGCAAAATTTGTTTAATGAAATAGATTCAGCTGATAGCCCAGAAGCGATTATGCAAGCCCTCCGTGGAGGTGATGTTACATTAGAAAGTTTAAGAAAAGAACTTGCTGATTTAGTAGGTAAAGCTGATGCAACTAAAACACCTGAATCTGTTTTAACTTTATTACAACCAACAATGTTGATGTTGGAAGCTTCTGAGCAAGTGCCAGAAGGTGGGATTAATGAAGCTATGCCTATGCAAGCCCCAGGAACAGAGGAAGCTTCTGCACGAATAGCTATGGGTGAAGTTCCTGTAAATAGAAAAGTAGGGTCAGGTCAGTCAGGAGAAATTATCCCAAAGTTTCCCAACTTAGGTCAACAACAAGGTATGAAATATGTTTTTCCATCACCTATGAGTCAAAACATAGCCAATACTAATATTTTTACACAAGGTGTTCCTAATTATAAAACTCTTGACTTTGGTAATATAACAGGTAATACTCAACAGTTTATGGAAATGTATAAACCTTTTTTAGAAAAATTTAAACCACGAACTACTGAAGAAATACTTGCAGCGAATCAAAAAACATTAGCACCTTTTTTAAAACAACCTAGATCAGCAGCTGAGATAGAACAAGAACTTGTTGAAAGTTTGGGTAAAGGTGATGCTGATGCAAGGGATATGCAATTATATTTACAACTTGCAAAAGCAGGAAGAGATATATTTCAATCTGGGGAGAAACCTCTTACAGCAATTATTGATGCTGCTGTAGATAGAGTTCCCGAGACAAGTCAGATATTAGCTGCTGATGCGAAAGCCCAACGAGATATTAAGTTAGCAGCGAGAGCAGAAGCTAAAAAAGAATCAGATCAACTTGAAGAACAAAATTTAAAAATTGCTTTAGATGCAATAGGTACAGAAAGTAAAGAACAAGGTGATTTCAAAAAGTATACGTTCAGTACTGCTGAGAAATCTTTAGAGAAAGGACTAAGTAAGGCACAGATTAATAATAAAAATTATAATACTATCATAACTGAAAATTTTGCTAGAGATCTACAGTTCCATGGAATGCCAGCAGAGACTTATGCTAAAGTAGTGAATGGTAAAATAGAAGGCTCTCCAGTCATGGTGCGTAGAACACAAACTTTAACTGATGGTTCTCCAGCACCTAATGGGTTAGCTATGATAAAAAATGGTCAACTTATAGCTTTACCTGAGGGTTATATAAAAGTAGGGGATTCTGCTATAGCTAAAGGTCTTAAAAATGGAACAATAGATAGAACTAAAGCTAAAGCTAAAAATTTATTAATTCCCGATGGTCAATCTATTAGTGGTTATAAACAAGTTGCTGGAGAGTATATCCCTGGAGCAGGATATTTTTACTTTAAAGGAGCTGGTGCAGATCCAGTAAAAGCTCCTGTAGGATTTTTAGAGGGTAACGAAAAAGATATACTACAAGTAGCTGAACCTGATAGTGTTGGAAGAGTTTTTGTTACTATAAAAGGTGGCAAGCATAAAGGTAAGAGTTTCTTATCGGGTATTGTAAGTTCAGAAACAGGTGAAGTTGTTCCAATGACAGGTGGATTAGGTTACGCATTAGAAGCCCCTGTGTATAATGAAAAGGGTGTAATAGAATCAGGTAATCCATTAGTTAAGAACATTGGTAAGTCAGGGGTTACTTATGCTTCTACTAATCAAGATATTATCAAACATGCACAAAGCAGAATCCCTTATTTAATCTCTGCGATTAGTGAAATTGAAACACTTACTAAAGAAGCATTGGGCGATGTATATGGTCCGACTAATACTATTAAAGCCTTTTTAACAAATAACGTCGCTGCTTTATTACCTGAGGGTAGTAACGCATGGGCTAAATACTATGCTACTGATAGAGGAAGAAACCAAATAGAAACCTTTGGTAGAAAACTTGTACAAGCGATTGCGTTAAGTGATAGATATAATGTGTACGAACAACAAATATTAAGGAGTTTAGCAGGTCAAATAGAAGATGGAACATTCTTTAGAGACCCAGGAAGTATGGCAGTTAAGATGCAAAACTTGAGTAGGGTATTAGTTAATGACCTTGCTTTAAGAAGAAATACGATTGATCCTAAGGATCCTGCTATTTTAGAATTACAAGCTGTTGCTACAGGAACAGAAAACGATCCATTTAATTATGGAAATCAGGGAGTTATACCTTATCTACAAAATATTGCTAAAAATGACCCAAGTAAAAAAGCTCTAAATGGTAAGTTTTTAAATATCCCAGCTTCTTTCTTAGCTAAATTCATACAAGCAAATCCAGCAGCGAAGTCTTTAAAAACAAATGATGATGGTTCATTAACCATTAAAATAAGTAACCAAATGATGATACAATGATAAGGAGAATTTAATGGATTTTAAAATAACTGCTCCTAGTCAAGATGATGTAAATGCTTATGAAGCTGAAAGTGGATATAAAGGTCTTTTACCTTTTGATTCCCGATCAACAGAAGAAAAGAAAAGTAAGACTTTTGGTACAGAATCTTTAGTTGGTACAGCAGAAAAACAATCTGTTGGGGAACGAGATCAAAATTATTTCGTTAATTTAGCTCAAAACCTTTTCGGTGGTTTTAATGATATTGTATTAGCCTTACCAGATGCTGGAATTAATGCTATTGCTTCAGCTATGGAATCAGCAGGAATTGTAGAGCCAGGAACTGTTGACCGTAACTTTTTAAGTCGAGTTTTTAACTCAACTGATTATGAAGATATGAATGTTATCATTCCCTATGTATTGAGTTATGGTGTTGGAGAGTTTGTAGGTCCGACTGGCACTGGAGCTAAACTAGCAAGAGGCTCGGGACAAGGAGGGGGCTTGGCTCTTCCTTTCGTAGGGCTATCAGGTAGAACAGCACAACTAGGCTCAGGAGCTGTTCGCACAGGGACAACAGGAACAGTAGCAGGATCAGACAAAGTAGCTCCCATATTACAAGAGGCTGTTACAAAAGGATATACTTCAGCCCCAGCATTGACAGCTGGGATAGAAACAGGTTTTGGTGCATTATCAGGTGGTGGAGCGACTGCAGAAAAAGAATTATTTGGTACAGAAACAGGGATAGGTGCTCTGGCTGCTCCTTTAGCTGGTCCAGCTATATATACAGGAGGTAAGTATTTATTTACAAATAGTCCAGCAGCGAGATTAGTTAAGTGGACATTTGGTAAAGGTAAAGATGCTGTTGCCGATATAAAAACTCAAAACAAGATATTAGAAGGACAACAAAATGTTCTTGAGGATACAACTCCTGGAGGCAAAGCTGCACAGAGCGAGTTTGGTAAACAACTCAAAGCAGCAGTAGAAACTGAAGAAGGAGCAGCTAACTTAGATAGAGCAATACAAATTGAAGAGAACATTGGTGGTGTTCCAGGATTAAAACTTAGCCCAGCCGAACAAACAATGGATCCTGCTTTAATAAAAGCACAAAGAGAGGTAGAGGGCAAAGGTTCTCCCGACTTTACTAGAAAAAATAATCAAAGAAAACAAGATAATTTAGATGCTATTGAAAATTTTAAAACAAGCACTTTTAGTGGCGATCCATTAATAGATTCACCCTTTTATGTTGTAGATTTAGTTACTAAAAAATACACGAGTATGTTAGGTAAACTCAAAGATCAAGACGGAACTCTTGTAAATAGAATTGATGAAGCAAGTAATGCTGAAAGTGGATTATTACCTAAAATAACAAATAGATCTATTGTTGGAAAAAATATAAGGACAACGATAGAAAAGAACTATAACAATGCAAAAACGATAGCTGAAAAAGAAGCTAAAGATTTAGGTATAAATAATAATACAACCTTATCTACAATAGATTCTTTAAAAAAGAGCCAAGCTAAAGTTAGAAATTTAATCCCACAATTAAAAGGTACTGCAACGATTAAAGAGATAAATGAGAAATCTCTTTCTGGTTCAGGGGTAAACAGTTTAATAAAAAAGTTTGTTACGTTTTTTCCCGAGCAAGGTCAAGATGGTATTACTTTTTTTGATTGGAAGAACTTCCGTGAAATGGCAGGAGCAGAATTAGGTAAACAATCAGCATTAGGTAATAAACCTCAAGTAAAACAGTTAGCTATACTATTAGAAGAGCTTGATATTATGGGTAAAAATTTTGGTAAAATAAATGAAAGTTTTGAAACATACAGAAAAAGTTATTATAACAATGTAATACAACCTTATGAAAAGAGTGCTGTTTTACAAGTCATGCAAAAAGGGGCAGGGTCAAGTAAAGAGAATCCTGTTTACCAAACTTCTGATGAAAATGTAGCTGATGCTTTTTTTGCAAGCGATGAAACTTTAGGTCAATTCATTGGTACTTTTAAACAAAATAAAAACATGATAAATGCAATGAAAAGCACAATTTATGATAAAGCTTATGATGCAGCGATAACTAAAAATGGTCTAAATGCTGATAAATTAAATGTTTTTATAAATAAGAATAGAGAAAAATTAACCACTATTGGTATGATGGATGAGTTTGGTGATACTGCTAAATTATTACAAAACATGGCTACTAGAAGATTAGATTTAACAAATAGAGCAAAAATAATTTCTAATAATAAAATGGTCAAAGGTTTATTATTAGCAACAGATAATTTAAATCCCGACAAAATGTTTGACGATGCGTTACGGAATGGTAAATTAATGTCTGTGTTAAAAAGAGAAGTTGGTAAGATAGATGATTTTAAAGCAACTGAAGCATTTAATGCTGCGATATTCCAAAGAATATTTGCTAAGAGTCCCGACTTAGCTTCTAACCCTACTGCATTTAAACAATACTTAGCGACAAATGAAAAAGTATTAGATATTGCTTTAGGTAAAGAACATTTTGAAAACCTTTATCTAATAGCTGATGCTGTTGAAAGAGTGAATTTACTCCCACGAAACTTAGGAGAGGGAGTAACAAATAAAGGTATGGGCGACAAATTAGCAAATCTTATTGGTAGTACACCATTAAACGTATCTAACAGGTTAGTTGCTGTAGGAGAGAAACGTCTTGGTCCGAGGGCTGCGATTGGTTATTTTTTAAGTAGAGCAATCTCTCAACAATCTAATATAAGAGCTGATGCCTTAATGCAAGAAGCTATATTTAATCCTCAAATAGCAAAACTATTAGTACAAGAATCTCCAAAAGATTCTGCTTCTGTTATTATACCTGAAATAAATAGAAGACTAAATCAATTTTTATTTAATTTAGGTATTCCTTTTGGTGCAGATATGAGTCCACCTTCTGCTCCACCTGTACAAATAGAAATAGAACCACTAAGCTCAAATGAAGTTACTCCCCCTGTTGTACAAACAGCAGAGGCAGATATCAAACCCAATATAACAACAGCGAATAATCTTCCTGCACCAAGCCCGACTAATGTAAAAAATAAAACCTCTGTTACTGATTTATTTCCTTTTGATGCTACAAGTGCTGCAATTGAAAAAAGAAAACAATCAGGCATCATGGGGTTAGCATAGGATGAAGAATGGTTGTTGCAGAAATACTCACAGGAATAGCCCTAGTTCAAAAATCCGTTGAGTTCATAAAATCTAATATAAACACAGTTCAAGATATATCAGGAATAGCTAAACAGATAGATGGATTCTTTGAGGGCGAAGCTCAAATGAACAAAGGCAAAGGCAAAGGTCTTGGTATAAAAGAACAGTTTGGAGTTGAATCTGCTGCCACAGATTTTATAGATAGAAAGCTATTAGAAGAAAAACGTCAAGAATTAAAGAATATGATTAACTTAAGGTTTGGACCTACTGCTTGGGATCAAATTATAGCTGAAAGAGCAAATAGGATTAGTCAGGCAAAAGAAGCTGTTAGGTTACAAAAGATTGAAAAAAGACAACAACAAAAAGAAATAATTGATGTTATTCAGACAATGGGGATTGTTTTTTGTGTGGTTGCTGTACTTGTTATTGGAGTCATTCTCACCTTTAAAGCATATGCAAAAGGGAAAATATATAACGCTCCTAAAGACTATACGAGGCAACAAAAAATACAACGAGGAGAAATTATTGAACCAAAGATGACTACATGCCGATTAAAGTTACAAAAAGTTTTTAAAGATAAAATGGCATGCGTCTATGTAGGAGCTCAAAGAACATATGAATTAGAGTTTACAGACATACATATTGGTTGCCCTCGTCAGTACAAATGTAAGTTAAATCCAAATGGTAAAGAACCGAATATTGATCAAGTTATGGAAAGTTTAAGAAGTATAGCTAAATAATCCAGTTCATCACACCTTCATCTAATACTTGACTTGCAATATCTATTTTAGCCCTTAATGCTTTTAATATTTTTTCATCTATAGTTTTTTCAGTAACTATATCTACATAAGTGACTTTATTAGTTTGACCAATACGGTGAGCTCTATCTTCACTTTGTAACCTAACTTCTAAATCATATCCATTACTATAATATATAACTGTTTTAGCCTCAGTAAGAGTTAACCCATATCCACCTGTGCGTGGTTGTCCTATAAAATATTTCAGTGGGCTATTAGGGTTTTGAAACTGCTCTACTATATCTTGTCTGTCATCAGTAGGGGTTTCCCCATAGAAAAGGGAAGCTGAATCTGCTCCGTAAGCCTTTGTTATTGCTTGATAAATTATTTGTAGATCATGTGTAAAGTTCGCCCATATAATAACTTTACCTGTTGTTTCTTCTAATACAGACATTAGTTCATTAAGTTTGTTTGATGAAACTTCAACCATTCGCCCATCATCAAGTTTGCCAAAGCCTGAACATACTTGTTGTAATCTAATTATTTGTGTGAGTACTGTTTGTGCTGTGATTTGCCCTTGTTCTTTTACAAAAGCCATAGCAGAACTTTTTAACTGAACATATAAAAGTTTTTGCTCATCAGTTAGTTCCACTGACCTTTTTATATACACTTTATCTGGCAAGTCTAAACAGTCTTCTTTGCGAACTCTAAAGCTATAGGGTTCTATAATACCATTTAGTTCTTCAAGGTTTTGGTAACCTGTTATTTGATTAAAGCTATGTGAACCAAGTGTTCTCCTAACCATTTTAGCATATCTGTTTTGGAAAGTCCAAAATGAAGACTGCCCTAAACTTTCTTCTTTTAAAAAAGTGCATTGGGTATAAAGATCTAAGGGAGAATGAGTTACAGGGGAGCCAGTTAATATTCTGCGATAACTGGCTAGTTTACCTAGTTTCATAAGATTTTTTGTTCTTGAAGCTGTTCTAGATTTTATGGTAGTACTTTCATCTACAGCAAGCATAGCCCTGTGAGTTAACAAAAACTTATCAGCTACAGCTACTCCCCTTTTAGTAGATAAAGCCTCTACATTCATAACGAATATAACAAGGTTGTCTGTAACTTGGTTTAACACAGCAAGCTCTTTTGCTTTCTTTTGTGTTTTCTCAGGAGACCATGTAACAATATCAGCATGGATATGTTCAGGTAAATGTGTAGGTAGTTCTTTTCTTGTCCAGTTATGGTAAACACCTTTGGGTGCTATGATCAAAGCAGAGTCTATTTCGCCTTTGTCATAAAGTATGCCAATATTATCTATTAATACTTTTGATTTACCTGTACCCATATCCATAAAGAAAGCAAAAAACTCTTTGTTCCATGCCTTAGTTAAAGCATCTAACTGATGTTTATATGGTTCAAACTTAAATTTATAACGCATTAGTTCCCTTTCTTCGGAATATGTAATTACTTTATTATATATAAATGTATAAGAGTTGCTATAACTATTTACTCACTTTGCTATATAGGGGGTAAATGAAAAAGTTTAATAACTTGTATTCACAACTTTTCCGATATACAATATACAATATCTGGTCACAAGATAAAAACGGATTTAAAAAAAGTAGCACAACTTTTTTATTTTGGTACTAATAAGTAAAACTATTTATAGAAAAAAGTAGTTTAGATAAAACAAGAAACGTAAATCGCATTTTAATATGCTAGGTTTACTTATGTTAAAACATGTGGAGAAAGACATGACCGTTTACATTGTACAAGAAATGCGAGGTAGGGATCTTACAGATGCTCAAAACTTTGGGGATTTAGAGATACTATTACCTGATGGTGAACAAACAAGTTTTTCAACACAACCTACGATCCGTAGGCTACAACAGAGACTTAACAAGTTCACAGACGATGACTATTTGTTATTAGCAGGAGATCCAGCAGCGATAGCTTTATCTGCTGTACTAGCGAGTCGTGCTAATAATGGAAGGTTTAAAATGCTGAAGTGGGATAGGCAAGAAAATAAGTATTTCCCTCTTACTGCCGATTGTAATTATAAACCGAAAGGAGGTATTAATGGACTTTGAATCAGCAGCCGACAACCTTAAAGGTATTACTGAAACAGGTATGAGCCAGATTAGCAAACTTGCTACAATGGCTTCTGCTATGGAAGATGATATCGTAAGGTTAAAAGCCGAACTTAAAGAAAAAGAAAAGGCTTACCGAGAGGTAACAGAGGATCAGCTACCAGCAGCGATGATGGAGCATAACCTCAAAAAGTTGGAACTACATGATGGTGCAGAAATCACTGTATCTGAGTATGTTTCAGCGAGTATACCAAAAGACAAGCAGGATGAAGCTTTTGCTTGGCTTAATAATAATGGTCACGGCGACCTTATAAAGAATGTTGTTTCTACAAACTTTGTGCGTGGACAAGAACAAATAGCCGAAGATTTTGCTGACGAACTAAATAGCAGAGGTTTACCTGTAAATACAAGAAAGTGGGTTGAACCAATGACATTGAAAGCTTTTGCAAAAGAACAAATAAGCACAATCCCGATGGACACCTTTGGTGTTTATGTGGGTTATAAAACTAAAATTAAACGGAAGGAAAGATAATGGCTAAAGAAATAGTTGAAAAGCAAAGCACTCAGCTTGCAATGAGTGCGTTTGAAGATGTTTCAGTAACAGGGTTTGCTGAAGTAAGTGCAGAGGATATGTCTATACCATTTTTGCGTATTCTTGATAAAGGTTCACCACAGGTAAACAAAAGAGATGGTGCATATGTTGATGGTGCTGAGCCAGGAATGATATATAATACAGTAGCTAATGAAGTTTACGATGGTGAAGTAGGTGTTTCTGTGATGCCTTGTTATTTTAATCGTAGGTTTATTGAGTGGAAACCTCGTGAGTCTGGTGGTGGATACATGGGTAGCTATTTACCTGATGACCCAATAGTAAAGACAACTACAAAAAACGATAAAAATGCAGATGTATTACCAAATGGTAATTTACTTTCTAATACTGCTCAACACTTTGTATTATTAGCAACTGCTGATGGTAGTTTCAGTCGTGCTTTAATAACTATGTCTAGTACACAGTTAAAGAAGTCCAGACGTTGGATTACACAAATGAATGCTTTAACAGCGATGGGTAAGAATGGTCCGTACACTTTACCTATGATGTCCCATTTATATAAGCTTACTACAGTTCCCGAGCAGAACGATATGGGTTCTTGGTTTGGTTGGGTTATTAATAAAGAAAAACAAATAGACTTAGCCAATAACCATGAGAAGCACATGTTTGATGCTGCGATAGCTTTTGCTAAATCTGTGCAAGCTGGAGAAGTAGAAGTAAAAGAACCCTCTGCTGAGCCAGCCTCACAAGAAGTAAAAGACGATATACCATTTTAGTTCGGTTGGAAGGACTGATCACCTTACAACTGCGAGGGCTACAAGTTATGTAGCCCTCACCCTTTTTGGAGAAACTAATGGATTTAGCACAAGAATTTTTTGACTTGTTTAAGGGCAGTGATATTGCTCATGGAACATTTATAGTAAACACAAGCCGTCCTGGAGGTGGTAAAAAACAAGGTACTGCAAAGGTTATAAAAGAGCCTACTACTGTTGATATGTGGAAAGAACATCTAACAGGAGGAACAGGTATAGGTATTATCCCAATACGAAGCGATAACCAATGTCAATGGGGTGCAATAGATATTGATAAGTATGATATTGACCATAAAGAATTATGCGATATTTTACATAACAATAATATCCCTGCTGTTGTAGGCAGGACTAAAAGTGGTGGAGCTCATGTATGGGTATTTTTAACAGAGTCTATTGAAGCTATTGATATGCAACGCAAGATGACAGAATTATCAGCAGCTCTAGGTCATTCTGGTTGTGAGATATTTCCTAAGCAATCTACTATATTAGTAGAGCGAGGAGATACAGGTAACTTTTTAAATATGCCTTATCATGCAGGGGATAAAACTACTCGTTATGCTTTTGATGAAAAAGGCACAACAATGTTAACAACAGCTTTTATAGAGTATGCAAAGAGAAACAGGATTACCCCTAAAGAATTTATGAAGTTACAATTTAGCTTTGGAGTAAAAGAGGGTGTTCTTGAGGAAGGTCCACCATGCTTACAACATTTATGTAGTAAGGGATTTGCTGAGGGTTCACGCAATAATGCTCTGTTTAACTTGGGTGTTTATGCTAGAAGATTTGATGAAAATAATTGGGAAACTTTAATACAAAAATATAATATAGATTACTTTTCCCCACCCTTGAGTCATAGTGAAGTAGGCACTGTTATCAAACAGCTTAACAAAAAAGAATATTTTTATAAATGTGAAGACCAACCAATAAAACCTTTTTGTGATAAAGAAGTTTGTAAGACACGGAAGTATGGTGTAGGTCCGAATACAGTTAGTAACGATTTAAGTAGCTTAACTAAAATAGATGGTGATCCTGCTATATGGATATTAAACGTAGATGATCAAAGGGTTGAATTATCTACAAGTGGTTTAACAGCACAGACTCAGTTTCAAAGGGAGTGTGTTGCACAAATAAATAAATTCCCGATTACTATTAGCCAGAGGGCTTGGCAAACAAGAATACAAGCTTTGTTAGATAAAGTAACTATTGTAGAAGTTCCACCTGATGCTACACTTAAAGGAGAGTTTGAAGATTTACTTCATGCTTTTTGTTGTGAAAGAGCCAAAGGTGAAGAGAAAGAGGAAATTATTCAAGGAGTTGCTGTATGGGTTGAGGGCAGAGTTTATTTTCAAATAAAAGATGTTAAAAAACATTTGTCTGTAAACGATTTCAACCATTATACTTCTAATAAAATAACATTAAGGTTAAGAGATTTAGGGGCAGATAAAATGTTTTGGAGAATTAAAAACAAGGGTATTCATGTATGGTCTTTACCACAAGAATATTTTGATACTGACGATGTAGAAATAAAAATTCCCGACCTACCCAAAGGTTCAGGTTTGATATAATGATGTTAGCTGATGGATTTGAGAAAGCTTTTATTGGTACAGGTTGCAGATTTAATATCGTTGTCGCTGTTTATGATTACTCTAAATGTATAAAAATTTTAATGAAACGAGACAAGATGAGTGAAGACGAAGCAGAAGAATGGATGTCTTATAATGTTATTGGTGCATGGGTTGGCGAAGACACCCCTGTATTTGTTCATCTTCATTCATTAAAAACAGCATTAGAGGAGTTTGTTGATTAATGGCAGAGTTGATATGTAATCTTCCAGCACAAAAAGTTTGGGTTAGAAAAGAATATTTAAGAGACCATAATGATGGACATGGCGAGTATGTTGCTGGAATATGGACTTCATGCAAATCTATTCCTGGGAGAGCATTTTACTTTGAAACTTATTTACCTGATTATGGTGCTTTGTTTGATAAGTTACCAATCAGTGCTTTTGTTGCTTCTAAAAAGCCACCAAAACCCGACATGCCCCTTAACAACTTACAGTTTTGGAATTGTATGGATTACAATGTTACAGCTATACACAAACAATTTATCGGTAGTATGGATTTTGAAATATTAACCAGAGATTTTGGCATACAAAAAGGATATTATGTTTGTACGATAGATAACTATCATGCCGATCCCGACTCGATTGATTATAGTACAAGTGAGAATCCCGAGGAGCATAAATCTTTTAACTTACTAGAGTTAGAAAACGGACAGTTTTGCTTATACCCTAATAATAGAATGCGAGTATATGATAATAGTTTGACCCCTGAAAAACCTATCAATCCCGACTTTAAGGTGAGTACAGTTTTTTATCAGGTAGAGAATGGTAATAATACTAGATTAGGTGATACTGATGAGTATTTTTGGAAAACGAAGAAAGAAAAGTAAATGAAGATAGTGCTCGGTCCTCCTGGAACAGGGAAGACTACTAAGCTATTGAATTTAGTAGAACAGTATTTAAGTTCAGGTGTAGCCCCTGATAGGATAGGCTATTTTGCTTTTACCCGAAGAGCAGCAACTGAAGCTATTGATCGGGCTTGCCTTAAATTCAACTTCAATAAAAAACAATTACCTTTTTTTAGAACTCTGCACAGTTTAGCTTTTTTGCAAGCTGGACTAACTCACAGTCAGATTATAACAGGGGAAAAGTACCAAGAGATAGCTGATTGGTTAAAGATAGGAGGCTTTTATAGCGATTCTACTGATCAAGGTCCATACAAGGATTTTGGGTATGGCGATAAATTTTTAGAAATTATAAACATATCTAGAATCTTGCAGCAACCTTTGAGGAAAGTTTATAATGAAAGTATAGTCCCCTTAAAAACAGATTGGGCTAGAGTAGATTATGTACACAGAGGATTAACTCATTGGAAAAATTCATTTGGTTTATTTGATTACACAGATATGTTAGAAACTTTTGTAGAAAGAAATCTTGCCCCTAAACTAGAGGTAGTGTTTATAGATGAAGCACAAGATTTATCTCCCTTACAATGGAAAATGGTAAGTCTACTACAGGCTAATAGCAAAATCTGCTACGTTGCAGGAGACGATGATCAAGCCATCTTCCGTTATGCAGGAGCAGATGTATCTCACTTTGTTAATTTGGTTGGTGATGTCACTTTTCTCAAACAAAGTTATAGAATTCCTTCCAAGCATCACGCATTGTGTAATGAAGTTATCAAGAGGGTTGTCGGTCGCAGGGAAAAATCCTTTCAACCAAAAGATGAGTTGGGTTATTTGGATTGGCATAGGCACTCCGAAGAAGTTGACTTAGCACAAGGCGACTGGTTACTTCTCAGTAGAACAACTAAAGGAGCTCAACAAATTGAGGAAGAAGTTCGCAGACGTGGACACCTTTATACCTATAATGGCTCTAAAAGTATAGATAGTAAAGTATTAGAAAGTGTTCGCATCTGGGAGTCTTTGCGTAAAGGTGATAAAAAATCGGCTGATGAGGTCCGAATAGTGTTTAAACAGATGCTGTTTAACACAGAAGTCGCTTATGGCTATAAGGCGATGCCTAATGGCGAGCAAGGAGTAATGTATAGTATAGAAGATCTATTAAAAGAGCATGGGCTTTTACATACTCGTCCGTGGGATGAAAGTTTAGGTAAAATTCCCCAAAAAGACAGGTCTTACATAAAAGCTTGTTTGAAAAAAGGTGAGTCTTTAACAGAGGATCCACGCATACGGATATCTACTATTCATTCAGCTAAAGGAGCTCAAGCTACAAATGTAATGCTTTTAACTGATACTATGCGTAGACCTTATTCTATGTGGAGGAAGATTAGTACTTTTGATGAAGATGAAGCGAGGGTTTGGTATGTTGGTTTAACAAGAGCCAAGCAAAACCTACACTTGATCCATCCAATGTTTAGTCGTGGGTACTCAATACCAACTGGATAACAAAAGAGTTATCAATCTAAACTAAATGTTTTATTAATACTTAATAGCAACAAAACATTATGGAAAGGAATATAATGCTTACACAACAAGACAGCTACAAATACTTTACTAAGCAAAGTCTTACTAGAGCAAACAATGTAGCCCACAGAACTAAACGCAATAGAGCACTTGACAAAAAAGCCCTCAGTACATTGATATTTACTTATGGTGAAGATGTTAAGTTTCCTATTACCTTTAGTATGCCCCACAATGACCATGAAATGCGTGTAGAAGTTTTACTTGGTGCAGAGGGGCAAAGGGGTTTTTTAGATATACCCTTTAAAACTTTCGATTCACTACCAACTGTGCAACATCAACCAACTACTCATTAGAAAGGAGTATATTATTATGGCACACGAAATAGAAACAATGGCTTATGCAGGAAACGTTCCATGGCATGGTCTAGGCGAACAGGTTTCATCAGACATGACACCTGAACAAATGTTAGAAGCTGCGAAGTTAAACTGGACAGTTAGCAAACGACCTTCCTACGTTCCAGACAAACCAGATGTTTGGAATATACTTGACCCTTCAGGGGAAGCGAACTTTATTCGTTGCCCTGACAGTTACCATTTAGTGCGTGACAGTGACAACAAGGTTTTAAGTTCTTGTGGTGATGGTTATGTACCATTTCAAAATGCAGAAGTTATGGACTTTTTCAAAAAGTTTACTGACGCAGGGCAAATGCAAATGGAAACTGCAGGAAGCTTAAAAGAGGGCAAGGACATTTGGGGGTTAGCAAAACTAACTGACAAGTTTAAGCTTTCAGGTGACGACGAAGTTAAAGGTTACCTATTAATAAATAATAGTCACCAAGTTGGTAAAGCTATGACTATTATGTTTACACCGATACGAGTTGTTTGTAACAACACCTTGACAATGGCACTTGGTGCTGACGGTGAACGTTTCAGAGTTCTACATTTACAAATGTTCGACGAAGAAATTATAAAAGCTGCTGAGGAGGCATTAGGTCTTTCAGGGCAACAAATGAAAGCTTTCCAAGAGCAATCAGAGTTTTTATCTAGTAAGCAATACAAATCTGCTGACCTTGATAATTTTATTGCTGAGTTACTTCAACCTAAATTGCTTATAGAGCGAGGTAAGTCCGACAGTTTTGAAAGTTTACCACCCCTACGAGATGAGTTTTCTCGTACTGCTGAAAATGTTCTTGATGCTATAGAAACTTCCCCAGGATCCCAGCTAAAGTCTGCTAAAGGCACTTGGTGGGGAGCATTGAATGCAGTGACTTATGTTGTTGACCATGAGAAAAAGTCCAATGTAATAGGTAATTCTTTACACTCTGCATGGTTTGGGACAGGTGCTAATACTAAGAGAAAAGCATTAACTAAAGTGCTAGAGTACGCATCTTAATACCGACAAAATAAACCTTGTCATGCCAATGTGCATATTGCAGAATATGAACATTGGCATTTTTTCATAGAAAGGAAAGATACATGGCAAGACAAGTGTACATCGTTTTAGAAAACGATAATAATAGTGGGAAGAATACAGCTTATAGCTTTTTTCATTTTCCTACATTAAGTGCAAGTAAAGAGTGTAAAGAAGTTAATGAGTATAGTATTGTCTTCTCTGATATACAACAGTTACAAAGGGATTATTCTGCTGAAGATTTAAAGTGGATTCTTGTAGCCTGTAACCAATATCATTTTCACAAGTATAACGAAGACCAACATTATACTAACTTTTTTGAATATGTGGAAACACACTCCAAAAAATATAAACCTATAGAAAAAACAGAAGGAAAGAAAATGACTGAATTAACACCAGAAGCTACCAAAGAAGTCTTAAACATAGTTGCTGATGGAACATTGACATCTATGCCTATTCATAAGTTAGAACCTCATGTAAAAATAAAAAAGCTTATGGATTCACCCCCTATGCGTGAGGGTACAAATCGTTATAGAAATATGATGGTTATTTTAAACTCTGATACTTTAGGTGAAGCATTACAATCTTTGCGTAAGCTAGAGCCTTCTCCAGGAAGTGCCAGAGATATTACTATTGCTATTCAAAACAAAGTAATCCAGCTAGGTATGGGAGAGTAATTGTGAACATAGAGAACTTAGAAAGGTTCTTTTATTGGATAAATGAGCGACATGCTATTTACCGAAAAAAAGTAATTGGTGATCCACCTCCCTTTACAAAAGATAAAATACTCCAAGAGTATAAATTTACAAACCCTTTCCGTGAAAACGATAAGGTTACTATATGGATGCGTCAGAACTGGACAAACCCAAACCATAATAAACCCGATGGCGAAATAATATTTAACTGTTGTTTGTTTAGAATGGTTGGTACAACTGAGTTTGCTGAGGCTCATGGTTGGGCTTCAAAGTGGGATCCTGAATATACTAAGCAATTAATCGCCGAACGATTGGCTAAGAAGTTGCGAACTTTTACAGGAGCATATATTATAACTAATCAAGGGTTAAAGTTACCTAAAGGAGAAGTTGTAGTTGACCATTTCCTCACCCCTATTTGGGAAAGCAAAGAAAAACTTGCCGAGATTGCGACCAACACTCAGTCGTTACAAGCCTTACACCATGCGATGTCTGCCTATCGTGGGTGGGGTGGAGGGGGCTTTATGTCTTACGAAGTGGTTACCGATCTCAACTACACACGCATACTGGACGAGGCGACAGACCGTTTTACTTGGGCGAACGCAGGTCCAGGAGCAAAACGAGGTTTAAACAGGTTATACGATAGACCCCTTACTAAAGGACTAACTGCTGTTCAGTCTAATATAGAAATGAAAAAAGTATTAGATATTGCACAGGGTACTAGAAATGTAGTCTCCATTGAAAACGTAGATATGCGAACTATAGAGCATAGCCTGTGTGAGTGGGATAAGTATGAAAGAGTTAGATTAGGGCAAGGTACACCTCGTAGTAAGTACGATGCCCATCTTAGTTCACTTTTAAATTACAACAAATGGAAAACATTGGAAGGACCTGTAGCATGACACATGTAGATTTATTTTATTTAAGCCCTAATCCGTATGGAGGTTGGGTTACTTATACTAATCATTTGATGGAAGCCCTTGAAGCAGTAGGAGTTAAGTGTACCCTGTTTAAGATAAGACCAAAGAGTGAACGCAAAAGCCGTGAGTTTGGTTATGGTAAACATTATAGAAATATTTCTATGGCTGAGGCTAGGAATCGTAAAACTATTGTAAACAACGAGTACAAAGAAACGATTAAGTTAGTTGTCGCTGGGGCAAAGCAGTTTAAAGAAGAAACACAGCTATTGTACGATATAGGTGCAAGTATCGTTGTTCATGACCCAACTGAATTAAAAAACTTACCTGTTGATTTAGACCCTAAAAGGTGTGTTGTTATTAGACAAATAGGTGCAAGAACTTTTGAGGGGGCAACCTTTATCCGTCACCCTTATACACCTTTTCCTAAACATACTAACCTTGATAGAAAGGGTGCTGTAAGTACTTCGCGTATTGATTTTGATAAGCACACTGAAATATTATTAGATGCTAATAGGTTATTAACTGAAGATAAGAAAATAAATATAAGAGGTTTTGAAAACAGAATTTTTACTCGGTTTAAAATTGTGCCAAAGTATCCAGAGTGGGTACAATCTAAAGCCCATTACCCTAGAGAAAATGATTTTGCGTTTAAGTTAATGCAAGATTATGTGTTTAATGTAGATATGACGCAAATAGTGGGTGATGGTGGTGGAACACAATACACAGCTTTAGAATCTTGGAATGCAGGATGTATTCCTATTATACATAATAAGTGGATACTTGACGAACCTGATGATATGAAGCCTGATTATAACTGTTTTGCTGTTGGCTCTGCAGAAGAGTTGGCTACTATACTCAATGGGGCTTACTCTGATTCTATACCATCAATTAGAGAAAATGGGTATAATGCTCTTAAATTACACGACCCTATAATAATAGGTAGCCAATACAAGCAGTTCTTAAACATTGAGTAGCCACTCGATTAGGCTCTGACTGTCACAATTAACTTATAGGGTATATTTGTACCCTATAATAACTCATTCGCCATAGGAGGGCATATTGTACAATATATATAGTAGAGGTGTTAGTGAGGCTTTATATCACGGCATACAGGTTATCCAAAACACAGGGGTAGAGGTAGATACTAGAAATGGTAAAGCTTTAGAGTTTCCAATGCCTGTTTGCACAGAATACACACACAGTTGGGAAAGAGTATTGTTTTACCCTCAACGTGATGCTAACCCATATTTCCATTTTATGGAAAGCTTATGGATGTTAGCAGGTCGTAATGATGTAGAGTGGATTAGCCAATTTAACGGAAGAATGAATAATTATAGCGATGACGGTATTACCTTTCATGGTGCATACGGACATCGCTGGAGGAAGCACTTTGGTGTAGACCAATTAAACATAGCTAAAAACAGATTGTTAAGTTACCCTAATGATCGTAGAGTTGTAGTAGGTATGTGGGATCCTTATGCTGATCTAACTTCAACAAACACAGGAGTAGATTATCCTTGTAATACACAAGTCTTTTTTTGGGCTAGAAAAGGTTATCTTAATATGACTGTGGTAAACAGAAGTAATGATATGATCTGGGGTGCTTATGGAGCAAATGCAGTACATATGTCTTTTTTGTTAGAATATATGGCTTTCATGACAGATAATAAAATTGGTACTTATTATCAAATAAGTAATAATCTTCATGTTTATACAGATGTATTAGAAAAATTAAACTTATATTCCCTACAGCCCGATTATGAACCTTATCTTTTATTAGCTGAAGATGGGTTAAGTTATAATTCGCCACCATTAATAGATAATGCTCATAATTTTGATTCTGAGTTGTACAAATGGTTTGATGATTATACTATAGAAGGATTAACTAATACTTATCTCACAGACACAGCTACCCCCATGATGAAGTCATGGAAAGCTTGGAAAAAGAAAGAACTACTTACAGCATTAAAGTTTGCATCAAGAATAAATGATAGAGCATGGAGGAGGGCTTGTATAGAATGGTTAGAGAGGAGACTGAAGTGAGTACTAGAAGTAAGATAATACAAAAAGTAAATACATTAGCAAACGAAGATGTAAAAGGGTTACATGAAGCTGAGCAATCTTACGGTGATAGTTGGAAAAAGCGAGGTGGTGTAGGTGCTTTTATGATGCTTGCTCGTAAATGGGATAGGCTTGAGAACCAAGTAACAAAAGTTAATTACGATGTTTTCCAAGCAATAAAGGAAGATACTCGCCCAGAGGGTATATTAGATGATATACAAGATTTAAGGAGGTACTTGTTATTAGTGGAGGCAGAGGTAAGATTAAATGGAATCACTCGACCAGAAGATAAAAGCAGTTTGTGACACATGTGGAGATGAAAGAATCCTTACCTTTCGTACTCTTAAAAATAAATGGGCGATGTGTAAAAAGTGTCGCCCCCCTAAACCTATGAGGATAAAAAGTAATGCAGATACCTTTATTTCAACCCCCGATTGATTGGGTTATGCCAGATGGTTACCCAGACTTAGATAAGTATAAAGAAGTAGCTATTGATTTAGAAACAAAAGACCCTAACCTAACAACAATGGGGTCAGGGTGGGCTAGAAAAGATGGACATATAATTGGAGTAGCTGTAGCTGTTGAGGGTAGTCAATGGTACTTTCCCATTAGGCATGAGATAGGTTCAAACTTTGACCCTATGAGGACATTACATTGGTTAAAAGAAGTTGTTTCTATAGATAGAGATTATATTTTTCATAATGCTCCTTACGATGTAGGTTGGCTACTTGCAGAGGGAGTGCATATTAAAGGTAGAATATGTGATACAATGGTTGTTGCTCCCCTGTTGGATGAAAATAGATTCAGTTATGCCCTTAATGCGATAGGTAGGGATTACTTACAAGAACGCAAGTCAGAAGCTGACTTAAGAGAAGCTGCTGAGGCATTTGGAGTAAATGCTAAAAGTGAGATGTATAAACTTCCTGCTCATTATGTGGGTAAGTATGCTGAGCAAGATGCTGGATTAACATTAAGATTATGGCAGTATTTTAAAGGATTAATAATTAAAGAAGACATCTCAGATATAGTTGACCTTGAACTCAAGGTTCTTAAAACAATTATCCCTATGCGAGCAAGAGGTGTTCGGGTTGATTTACATAAAGCTGAACTAATAAAAGTAGATTTATTAGCAAAAGAACAAAGGCTAATGAAAGAAATAAAAAGGATCACAGGTATAGAAGTTGAAATATGGGCTTCTGAGAGTGTTGCTAAAGCTTTTGATGCTGTTGGGTTAGGCTACAGTAAAACAGAAAAGACAGGAGCTCCTAGCTTTACTAAAGGGTTTTTAACGACACACCCACATGAAGTTCCTAAAATGATTGTACAGGCAAGAGAATTTAATAAAGCACGGACAACTTTTGTAGATACAATACTGAAACACCAAAAAAATGGTAGGATCCATGCTGAACTCCACCCTTTACGCAATGATCAAGGTGGTACAGTAACAGGAAGATTCAGTTATAGTAACCCTAATCTACAACAAATCCCTGCTAGGCATGGTGAAATTGGTCCACTTATTCGTAGCTTGTTTATACCAGAACAGGATGCGTTATGGGGTGCGTTCGACTACTCAAGCCAAGAACCTCGATTGGTGGTGCATTATGCAAAACTCATGGGCTTTAGAGGGGCAGAAGAGTTTGCCGACCAATATAACATAGATGCTCGAACAGATTTTCATCAGATGGCTGCTGATATTGTAGGAGTACCACGCAAACAAGCTAAAGATATTAATCTAGGTCTGTTTTATGGTATGGGAAGTAAGAAGCTCGCAGCAAGTTTAGGTTTAGAATTTGAAGAAGCACAGGACTTATTTGCTACTTATCACAAAAAAGTGCCTTTTGTAAAAGAGTTATCTGAGTATGCTATTAACAGAGCCACACAAAAAGGAGTTATCCGTACTTTACTAGGCAGGAGATGTAGGTTTGATAAATGGGAACCAACTCAATATGGTAGCTGGAAACCTATGACTCAAAAAGATGCGTATGCTGAACATGGTCCAGCTATTAAAAGAGCATTCACTTATAAAGCTTTAAACAAACTAATTCAAGGGAGTGCTGCTGACCAGACAAAAGCTGCGATGGTGGCATTAGCTGAAGAGGGTATTATGCCTATGATACAAGTACATGATGAACTTGATGTAAGTGTAGAAAATGAAGCACAAGTAAAAAGGATAACAGAAATAATGGAGACCTGTGTGTCTCTTGAAGTACCAAGTATTGTAGACGCTGAGCTCGGTCCAAATTGGGGTGAGGCAAAACAAACTTTGAGCGATAAACCTTGGACAAGAGGTTTACGAGATAATCATTCAACCATGCAGACATAGGAGAAAGTAATGTCAGATAATATAAAATGGGGATCTTCACAAAAAGGGGATTACTTATTACTAAGAAAAGTACATAGAAGATTACAAGGGGGTCATGTTGTTAGATTCCATACAAGACCCGAAGTAGGTGAAGGACAGAATGTTGCCAGTCATACATGGAGGGCATTGATTGTACTGACTACATTATGGGAAGATGTAAGTAAAGAGGCTATACTCTGGTTATTATTCCACGATGTGGCAGAAGCTGAGTTAGGCGATCTTCCAGCTACTACAAAGTGGAAGTACACAGATTTAGCACAAGAATTTTCAAAAGCAGAGTTTAAATACGAAAAAGATCTAGAACTTCCTGTTATGTTACAAGATTTAACAGACAGAGATAGAGGGTTAGTAAAAATGGCTGATATGCTTGAGTTAGTTCTGCATTGTAAAAGACAAACGCAAATGGGAAATACTTTAGCTGAGCCTATTTATACTCGTGGCAGAGAATATTTGTATAGAAAATTTTCTAGCAATCCCGACTTTGCAGTAGTACATAGTATTCTACTAGAATTAAAATAAGGAGGACAATATGAATAAATTTAATAGATGTTATAAATGTAACGAGCCTTTGAAAAGAGTTGGAGCAGAGAGAAATAGTCTTAAGATGTGTTCCTCATGCAGAGGAGCAAGAATCGGAGGAAATAGCGAAATTAGAAAAATATTTATAGAGCTTAAAAAGAACCCTCCCCCACCCTCAGCAGATGAAGAACGATTTGAAGATGACCCTAGAGCAGTAAAAGAAATAGAATACGGTAGAGTAGTTAGACAACCCACAGTTCAATTAGCGAGTGAGCATTCAACATTAGGAGATTAATATGGATAAAAATCAATTAAGAAAAGAGATAGAGGAAGATGAGGGGTGTAAGTACGAGATCTATTTAGATCATCTTGGCTTACTTACTTTTGGAATTGGACATTTGATTACAGAATGGGATGAAGAATATGGGAAACCCGAAGGAACTGTTGTCTCTGGGGACAGGGTCTCCTCTTGTTTCCAAGCAGATATTCATACTACGATAAACGAGTGCAAAAAACTCTATACTAATTTTGACGAACTTCCCGATGAAGTCCAGTTGATTTTGTGTAATATGATGTTCAATATGGGTAGACCACGATTGAGTAAATTTAAAAAAATGAATCAAGCTATAGCTGATGGCGATTGGATTGAGGCTTCTATTCAAATGGAAGATTCTCGTTGGTTTAATCAAGTTCCAAACAGAGCAAAACGTCTCGTAGACAGAATGGAAAAGATGCAAACTTTTCCTCACGGATAACAAAGGAACGGTCTTTCTTATTTTTATAGGGTAGGTTATGTTATGAACATTTTCGTACTGGACTACAACCATAAGAAATGTGCTGAATACCACTGTGATAAGCATATTGTCAAAATGCCTTTAGAAACAACACAAATGCTCAGTACAGTATTCTATAGGTATAATGAAGAAGGACCATACAAAATTGTTCATCAAAAACACCCTTGTACTTTGTGGGCTGGACAGACATTAGAAAATTATCGGTGGTTATGGAAGTTAGGCATCGCTTTATGTAAAGAATATACTTACAGATATGAACGTATTCATGCTTGTGAGCAAGTGCTTTGCCTAATTAAATCCCCACCCACAGGACTGACAGCAAGGGGGTTTACTAAATTTGCTCAAGCGATGCCTGAAGAATATAAAACTTCAGATCCAGTGCTTGCGTATCAAGATTATTATTATTATGATAAACAATTAGCAAGGGATATATGTACATGGAAAAAAAGAAAAATTCCCCCATTCATGGAGGATCTAACATCATACCATTCCCGACTAAACCAAAACCCCTCCCAGGATTACAAGTAGTAACTAACGAGGTTGAGGTTGTTGTCTGTGGATTATGTGGCTCACAATCGTTTTTGATGTTGTCTGATGAAAGTCATCAGATTGCTTGTTTTGATTGTGGAACTCTCACTGGAAGCCAATGGCGACCTGAAAACTAAAGATTTGCTTTTCAATAAATCTTTTGTAATACTATATTTAATGTTAACTTATTCTCGTAGAAAGGGGAAAAATATGAAACTATTAACTAATGTATTAGCTCAAAAGCTGATAGAAAATTTTCAAAGCGAAGAAGAAAACGTAAAGCCTGTCGTTAAGTTTTTCGGTGGTGGTGCTTGCACTTGGCTAATAAGTGAGTGGGACGGCAATGATTATATGTTTGGCTTATGTGACTTAGGTATGGGTACTCCAGAGTTAGGTATGGTAAGTTATTCAGAGTTGCAAAACTTACGTTTCCCTCCATTTGGTTTACCTGTTGAAAGGGATAAGTTTTTTAAAGCTGATAAAACTATTCTTGAGTATGCAGAAATAGCCAGCGATAATCAACGCATAGTCGCTTAATACCTTAGAGCGAAGGACAACATTTGAGTTGTCTTTCGCTTTTTCTATTTGTACTATTAAATAATTACCAACAAACTTCGTAGAAAGGAAGTAATATGAGTGATGTAAAGTATAGAATCTTTCGCTACCCTAATGGGATTTCCCTTAATGGCAAAGAATTTATTTGTGACGAAGACCAAGAAGTAAAACTTTTTGATACTGTACTTGATGCTAGTAGGTGGCTGACCGAGAATATTGAGGAAGGTAAGCATAGCAAAAACGGCATCTTTCTTTTATCTGAGGAAACCTTAGAGGAAGAGTACGGCATTTACATAGAAGCCGATATTCCTGAAAATGGTTATATGCCTATTGAAAGGGAGGAAGCTTAATGTATAGCACTGATCAAATACTAGCTGATATTGAGTACAGTCTTATTGATTATTCTAATAAAAAACAACATATGACTGACAAAGATAAGGTTAAGTACTTAGAAGAAAATTTAATGGAAATGTTTAATAAGTCCAAGGAGGTTGCAAATGAGAAATAACCCAGATGACTTAGCTAATCAGCTAGTCAATAAAATAAAAGTATGGTTACGAGGCGAACTATCCGAAGTTAGAAAAAACCCTTTGTATGAGGATGACGATACAAGGGAATCTGCTTTGCTTGAGGGTAGGTACGAGTGTGCTGAGGGCTTACTAAAAATGATCAAACAATGGGAGAAAGAGGAAAAAGTATATGTTGAGCCTTATGGAAGCACAGGCTCCGATGTTGATTATTTTCATCCAAAAGCTAAAACTATAAAAAGGGGGATACAAAATGAGTAGAGATTTCACTGACGACATTGATGATTGCTGCGAAGCAATACTCGGTCATAGAAATTGGGGATTTGCAGATTCAAAGCTCCATGCAAAAGTTGAGTCTATAATGTCGAAAAGGAACGGCGACAGTCCTAACAGTGATAGAATAGCACATGTCGTAATTTTTTATAATGATCCACAGGAGGACGAAAACTATGAAGAGTGAAACACAGCAGTTCTACGATGCTATAAAAAATGTAGAAAAAGATAAGTACTGGGAAGTTATGAGTGATGCTCATACTATATTCAAGCCGAGTGCTTTTACCGATCTTGGTTTACCAGAAGAGTTTGTGCTAAAATATGCTCATACTTATAAGTCTGATACGAGTTCACCAAAAAGCACTATCTATGGTGATAATGGTGAAATTATTCATTCATTACAAGGAGTTATGTCTAGTACGATAGCTAATGCTTTAACAAATCTTTTTGGTTTACGAGATGCTCAGAGAGAAGCAGGTCAAAAAATGGGTAGAGGTTCAGCCTTGAGAGTATTATCCCAAGCAGTATGGGAACATACACATTGACCGTCAACCTCACATGGTTAAAACGCAAAACTCGTCTACGAATAAGACGAACTCAAAGGGAGAGAGAAGCTATGGACGTATTAGCTAAAAGAAGATCAACCTATCTAACCATATATGAAGAGGGCATTATTGATGCCCTCTTTAATGGAGAAATGAATGAGAATAGTACTTCATCAGCTTATTATAAAAGAGGGTTTGACTTTGGTTTAAAAGTCCGTGATAGGTTAGAGGCACCGAAACAATAAGATTTGTCTTTCTAAATATCCATTGTTACTATTAATTAATAACTACAAAGGAGTGTATGATGGATACTTGGCAAGGCTATGAAGAGGAAATGTTCAAACATGTCACAGGTTACATGGTTACTGAGTTTCTTGGTCGTGGCAAATATGAGAAAGTTGCTTTTGAATCATTGCAAGAAGCTCGTGATTATGAGTTCAATGTAAAAGCTAACCGACCAACTGCCCGAGTATTGATATACGCAGTTTGTCAACCACAGGGTAGAGTTGATCCTATCAATATGCCATTAGCCAAAGGAGAACAGTAATGGATGATTTAATAGATGCTTTAGATACACCTTTAACCGATAAGCAAAAAGTGTGTCATATGATTGATACCTTAGAGGGTAGAGATCTAGTTTACTTTATGTTAATGCTTTTTGAGAAAAGCGAAATAAGTGGTGATGCCCTCACACAATTTATTGTTGATGAGTTAGGGGGCGAACCTGATTGCGACAAAAAGCTCAGAACTTTTATTAAGGAAAATGGAGAGGCTTTAAAGGACTGATAACTTTTAAATAGTCTATCCTTATAATGTTTTTTATTATTAATAAAGTAACCATTAACAAAGGAGGACCTTATGGTCAAAACTAAAAGCAAACTTAATTATAATCAAAAACAAGCCGATCGTAATTTCGTTATGATTAATCAAGAAGAAACCATCAAAGATCTTAAAAGTATCCAAGACATACTGTACAGTAATACTGGTGTCAGTATCAGTTTACAACAGGTCGTTAACCACTTAATCCATGAATACTTGAGGGAGAGATAATAATGGTTTATTTAGTAGAACATCATTATCCTGATGGTTCTCTTCGTGATAGTGTTGAGTTCAAAACTATAAAGGCAACTCAACAATGGGTCGGTGAAATGTTATTGTATATACGTCAAAATGAAACAGACCTGTCTGTGCGTATTAGCATGAAGGAGGAGAAAAATGCCAAAAATGACTGAAAAGGTTACTATTGAGGTAGACACATACGAGCTACCTCCTTTTGATGAGTTCGTTTCAAGAGTGACTGAAATGTATGCTCATAATATAGTACATCACCCAGATGCAAACCCTACATTAAACGAGGCTTTTCATGAGGTGTTGACCGATATGATTGACGAAGTAATTGATATACAAGAAAGGGAGGCAAAAGATGGATTACCTAGTAGCCCTAGCAATTGACCTTTTTGCTCATATATTGGTAAATTTTACAATATTGACGTAAAAAAGGAGGGTTTTAAGCCCCTTCTGACAATCAGTTTAATAGTGGGTGGTAGGTAACTAACCCACTATTTTTTGACTATTGTACGGTTCGATGAAGAAAGATGACGTAATTAGTTGGAGATACAAAAGGACTTGCTCCTCCCTTTATGGTGGGCTAAATTTAAATATAGCAATAAACATAGAAAGGAATTGTTATGATATTTGATACATTAGAAGAACAAGCATGGTGGAATTGGTGGAGAGAAAATAATGAATATGACTCCTAGTAGTATAGAAGAAGTGCAAGCTTTATTTATTGAGGGGTGTATATCAGCTAAGACAGCTATCTCCCAACTTAAAGCATGGGGCATGAACGAAAATGATATTGAAACCTTTATTGATACATATACACGAGACCATGCAATCGCAGTCTCTGACAATGTTTTAAGGTTTCCAACTTGATATGCTTTATATAATATTAGCATTGATGGTATTGTTAATCTTTTTGTTTGGGGAACGTAAATGAAACCGTTTTATCCATTTACTAATTTTACTATCACTTCACAAGGTAGGTTGTACCTAGATATTATAAGTGATGAAATGATAGAAACTATTGAATATGTAAAATGTATGACAAATAAAAGTATGCCTTTTCATCTTTGTTATGCTGAGGAAATTATGGCAGAAGAAAACGAAAACGAACAATTTATGCCGACAGGTTATTTACCTCCCTCTCAAACAAGTAAACATGACTCTAATTTATTTAATTTAACAAATAGAAGTAGAGTTGTTCAAAACGAAAAGATAAAAAAGTATGGACGTAAACAAGACCAGAAGCCTAAATATGGCAAACCTGGAAGACCTAAAAAGGAGAAACCTAAAAATGTACAATAGAGATCATCTTACAGAAGAAGATATATTGCAAAAAATTAATAATGTAGAAGTATTGCTAGAGTTATTACCTGATGATAATAGTTGGGCTATTAAATTTTGGCAAACTGTTAACTCTGATTTGACGAGGTTAAAAGAACACATTAGAGTTTTAAATCGGGCTAATTAATGTAATTATAATAGCATAGTTCGCGTGAACTACCAGAGGTGAGGGAAGTAGCTGGGACTAGACAGTGAAGCTACTGTAATATACGAGCACTTCAACTTCGACGGGAGTTGCCTTCTAAGATTCCTTACCTTTGGACTTAACTTTAAGGGAGAACCAAATGAATATACCAGAGTATATAAAATTATCCAATGTACTTGCTGACTTTCATAGCGATAACTTTAAGTTGACTATGGAACAGATAAATGGAAAGAACGAACTTGATAATACATTAGATAACTTAAAAAAGATTCTTATAGCCTATGGTTATGAGTTAGTAGATATGATGATCCATAAAGATTATGCTACTGTATTGAATATCAAAACAAACAGATCTTACATAGTGAGGTGGTAAATGAGTGATTTTAGTAAGCCAAATGCCAGAAGATGGACTAGCTCTAAGTTCGATTCAATGGAGTACGACGAACTCATTGACGAAGTAAAAAAGTGGCATGAAAATAGAGGATTAATAGAGGGTAGTTCCGACAAAGACCAATGTTTAAAGTTGATGCAGGAATTAGGTGAATTATCTGATGATATTTGTTCCGATATTTATAATGACCTAACCGATTCACTTGGTGATATGTTGGTTGTAATGATAAATATCATGATTAGGAATGAGATTAGTGTAAAAGATTGTTTACGCAAGGCATTAGTTGAGATCCAAGATAGAAAAGGTTATAATTTAGATGGAGTATTTATAAAGACAGAATAGAGTAGTGGTTATGATCAAGAGTTTAGTTATTGTCTCTTGATTGAAGGGGGGCATCTCCTTTCTGTACCTCCTTCCTGCTCTAGCTTACATAATCAGTCTTAATTTGCGTGGCGACGCAGAAGTTTATTGGGAAACTTTGATTGATTATGTAAGCACAAAATTTTTTTTTCAGGAGAAAACGATGGACATAGTCAATAGAATATGGGGCAAGTTTGAAGTTCTACAACTCGATCACGATTGTAAAGTAAAAAAACTGACGATTAATCCATATAAACAAATCTCTAAACAATATCATATGCACAGGAGTGAACATTGGCTCATTACAAAAGGGGAAGCAACTGTTTACCTTGATGGTGTATTCTACTCTCTCGTAAAAGGGGAAAGTATAGATATCCCACAAACAAGTATTCATTATATAGCAAACGAGACTGATGGACCTCTAACCATTATTGAAACACAACTCGGTACATATTTTGGGGAAGATGATATTGTGAGGCTAAATGATTAAACAAGAATTGCTTATCGGGTTATCCGTTGCTATTATTTATTTAACGTAAACAATAACTTAAGAGGAGAAGTTAATGCAAGATGTTAAAGAGTGGGTTGTCCTAAGATGGGCTAAAGATAATTTTGCGACTGGTAATAAAAAGGGCGATATTACCCTTTACCCCGACTATGATGAGTGTTGGGGTTCGCCGATGTATGAGGTTGTTGATTATTTTACAGGTACTTATCATAATGCTAAACAATTCGCTAATACTTTCAGGGAGAAACCGAATGGCTCTTGATGTTATGTCGCCGACAGGCAAAAAATATTTATGGAAAACTACTTACCCAGATGGCGAAGTAGAATATAATGTCACAAATGATAGAGTATCACAAATGGCAGAAGTTGAACGATTAAACAAAGTTCATCACCCAGAAAAAATTAAAGTAGAACTCATTGACTACGCAACCATAGAAATATAGGAGGAAAACTATGGAAAATAAAGAAGGTATGACGACAAGCACTAAACTACCACGTCACCCATACGATCGTGATGATAAATATTGGGCTGAACAAGACAGTAAAGCCTATTGGGATGAAAAACTAAAAGATATGTCATGGCAATCTGCTGTGTCCATTATCTCCACGTATCTTAAACTAAATAAAAAAAGTATGGATACCGATCACTACTTGCTTTTAGAAACTGCTTGGAATAGAATTCTCAAAGGGTAAATCTCTCTACGTTTACCCTTATACCCCTAAGACTCCGTGGACCGATAACAATGGTCCACGGAGTTTGCTTATATAGGAGTGAAATGAAAAAGTTAATGAATTATTTTTTAGAAATATTCCGATATACAATATCTAATATCTTACTTCATCTGGTCACACACTGTTATCGGAGATAAAAAAATTCTTTGCAAATTCTTAGTCTGCTCCTATTATGTAAAGTACAGGAGATAATTATGGCATTAGCAAAAAAGACACATAAGCCCACATTAGATATTGTAGGCAATCCCCGATCGGAGAAGGGGATCACTCCCAAACAAGAAGAGTTCGCTAAGATTTATGTAACTGAAGACATAAGCCAGACTGAAGCAGCGATAAGAGCAGGATACTCTGTCGCATCAGCTCATGCAATAGCATCGCAACTCCTCAACGGAACCCGATATCCAGCAGTAGTCGCCCGAATCAAAGAGCTTAAAGCTGAGCTGTCTAAAAAATATGAAGTCTCATTTGAAGGACACGTCAAAAAATTAGCCGAGATCAGAGATCAAGCTATGACAGGAGGGAATTTCGCAGCAGCAGTCGCGGCAGAGAAGTCCCGAGGTCAAGCTGCCGGACTTTATATTGATCGCAAAGAGATTCTGCATGGAAAGATTGACTCGATGAATCGCGACGAGGTCATGAAAGAAATTAAGAGAATCCAGGAAGAGTTTCCTGCACTCAAATCTTTTACTGAAGATAACCTTGTCATAGAGGGAGAAAGTAAGGTAATAAAAGACACCACTTGACGTATTTTATGCTATTATATAAGTATAAACAAATTAATCGTAGAAAGGATTTATCATGTTGTTTAACACTTTAATCAAAGAATCAGGTCATAGCACCTACTATATCAACCCTGTTGTTATTGATAATATTAGTACTTATACTGAGCAGTGGGGAGAAGATGGTCGGTTAGTAATAACAATGTCTTCCCCTCAGGAAGTCTATGCTTTTTTGTATAACATTGAAGAGGGAGGCGACTTTATCAGTTGGTTTACAAAAGTTGTTGACCAGAAAAGCTTAGACGAGGCTATTAGTGTTATAAAAGAAATGAGGAATGGAGCCGAACAAGACGGCATCGCCATTAAAGTACAAGTAGACTACTTCCGTGACACGGAGAACTCTTGATAATAAATTAAACACCTAGACGTATTTTATGCTATTATTAAATATAACTTAATTAATCGTAGAAAGGATTAACTGATGCCATATAATGTAACGACCGAGCGAGGTCACCATATTGATTACGTCCACAACAAACCAAACGGAGGGACAATCTATTGCTATGGTACTATAGAAGAGGATAGTAACTTTTTTGTAGAGTGTGATGACGAGTATAATAGTGGTCATGTAGAAGACGTTGACCCTAGTGTGCAAAATACTTGGAAACGAGTATGTGAGTATCTACTAAAATGGCGACATGACGTAGAGCAGGTAGAGTGTGATTAATGAAAAAGCCTGAGTCCAAACTGTGGCATAATCTACGCGACAACACAAAGGCTCAAGGGGTGTTTTGGACACGTCTTGAGTCGTGGGCTATTCCTGGAGTTCCAGATCTGCATGGTATAGTTGATGGTCATGCCTTTTGGTTAGAATTGAAAGTCCACAGGTTAAAGTCATTAAAGTCCATCAATTTGTCTCCTCACCAAATTCTCTGGCAAACTCAATATTCTTCGCAATCAGGACATGTCTGGAACTTGGTTCATCATCTCTCTTCCTCGTCGCTCAAATTATTTGGGGGTTGGCGAGCTAGACAGTGGACAGAATCACCGAGGAGGGAGGATGACTTGATCCCTGATTTTGAGACGAGAATCCCGTACGACTGGACGGGCATTATCAATCATATTCTATCATCATCGGGTCGTCCTGACAACGATTAGTTTCTCATCAATCTTCCTCTATCGTCTTTCATCCTCGCGTCATCGTTTCTTTTCACCGAGGAAAGAGGATGATTGACGACGCCGAAGAAGAAAGATGATGACGCCAGATTGATTGTCTAATTTGAGGATAAAAAACGAATAAATAGGACAATAATAGACTTGTAACTAGACAAATTAATTGCTATTCTTTAATCATAGCAAACAGCTATTAACTTAACAATCTCGTAGAAAGGGGATTACAATGACTAAAACTACTAAAAAGATGACTAAGGCATCATTAACCTTAGACGCTCCAATTAAAACTGTAAAATCAGTTGAGTTAAAAGTGACTGACAAGGAGCTATCCTACAATGATATCTGGAAGTTTGTCCAGGAGCATGCAGGAGGTCAAGAATCTAACGTAGTGGTTGTTCCACTTGATAACTGTGACTTAAAAAGTGACAAGCCTGTCCCATTCGGTTACGGAGGTCAGCCTGGAGGGGTCCGACAAATGATTCAGGATTGGTTATTATTCGGTGTCGGCAAGGACAAGGACATGTCCCTTAAAACCATACTCAATAAAGCTGCTCCTCTTGGACACAGTCGCAAAAAGCCTACTTGTCTACATGCTCTCATGCACGGAGGATACTCACCGTCCAGCAAATACTGGATGACTCCATACATCAAGCTCGTAGTCAAAGCTTAACATCTAACACGAGGGCGACAGGCGACTGTCCCCTCTTTTTTTGACATTGCCTTCCGATGATTCGTGAGGATTTTCCCCGACCAGAGGATGAGGATTCCCGATGATTTCCCCGATGAGAGGATGGATGGAGAGAGGTCTAATCATAAGCATTAATATAGGGGTTATATATAGAGAACTACTATTTTGGTTTTGCAAAAATTACAAATAAATGTTTATATAATAGCAACTTTAACGCATTAACCAAAAAGGGGTATAAAATGCAAAATACAACAAAAGGTAAGGTAGCACCTAATACAGCACCAACAACAACTTACGCAACTTTAACACATACAGGCAACGAGGTAACCTATGCTAGTTTATGGGCTTTTATTAATAATAATTGTGGTGGTAGTATGGCTAACGCACAAATAGTACCATTACCTAATTGCAAACTACAACAGGCTAACCCTGTACCTTTTGGGTATGGTGGTAAACCTAATGGGGTTAGGGCAATAATACAAAATGCAATGTTGCATGGTGTTAAAAACAAAACAACAGGTAAGGTTTGTAACCTTGTTAGTACTAGCCTAGCAGTTGGCAAACCTTTAGGGCATAGCAGTAAAAAACCTAATTGTTTATTAGCCCTGTTAAATGGTGGTTATAGCCCTAGTAGTAGCAGTTGGGGTACACCTTTTATTAAACTTGTTAGCACTATGCCAACAACAACTAAGTAACTTAGGTTACCCCCTAGCCCTGTTAGCCTATAGGTTAACAGGGTTTTTTGACGCCCCCCCTAGAGACTTTTAGGCAAGCCCTATCAAGGGGGCTTGCCATGTTCCTCGCAAAATTTGTGACGTCAAAAAATTATTAAGTCAGTACCCCCCTTATCCAGAAAAAGGTCATAGGTTCATTGCCCTATAAAAATTTTTGATATATAAAAAAATAATGGCTATGGATATTGAGTTAATACCAGAGGATCGTTTAAAGCATTTTGCGAACTTAATGCAGAGAGCGAAGGAGATGGAAGATTCCGAGTTAGCCCAAAAGGATTTTTTAACTTTTGTGGAGCAGACTTGGGATGGATTTATCCATGGACGCCACCATAAGCTTATGGCAGAAAAGTTTAATCGAGTGGCGACGGGAGATTTAAAGCGTGTTATAATAAACATGCCCCCTAGACATACTAAAAGTGAATTTGCGAGTTTTATGCTTCCAGCATGGTTAATGGGTAGGAACCCTATGTTGAAGATTATGCAGACAACGCATACTGCTGAGCTTGCTTTTCGTTTTGGACGTAAGACTCGTAACTTGATGAATAGCCAAGAATATTTAAAAATTTTTCCAAAGGTTGCTTTACGAGTTGATTCCCAAGCAGCAGGTCGTTGGGAGACGGATAAGGGTGGAGAGTATTTTGCTGCTGGAGTAGGAGGAGCTGTTACTGGTCGAGGTGCAGATTTATTAATTATTGATGACCCCCATTCTGAGCAAGATGCTTTAAGTCCGACGGCTTTAGAGCATGCTTATGAATGGTACACTTCTGGTCCGAGACAGAGATTGCAGCCAGGAGGAACGATAGTAATTGTGATGACGCGATGGGCTGAGAATGATTTAACTGGTAAATTGATAAGACAGCAAGCGAGAGATATACTGGCTGATAAATGGGAGATAATAGAGTTTCCTGCGTTGATGCCGAATGATGAACCTTTATGGGGTGAGTTTTGGAAGAAGGAAGATTTACTTGCCGTAAAGGGAAGTTTGTCAGTTGGTAAGTGGGAAGCTCAGTGGCAGCAGAATCCGACGAGTGATGTCAGTGCGATAATTAAGCGTGATTGGTGGAAGAAGTGGGAGAAGAAAGAGTTACCTGCTTTGGAATATGTAATGCAGAGTTATGATACAGCATTTAGTAAACAGGAATCAGCAGATTATAGTGCGATAACAACATGGGGTGTTTTTTACCCAAAGGAGGGTGAACCTCCGAACATTATTCTTGTTGATGCGAGAAAGGGTAGATGGGATTTTCCAGAGTTAAGAAGGAAAGCTTTGGAAGAATATAAGTATTGGGAGCCAGAAATGGTTTTAATTGAGGCAAAAGCTTCGGGTATGCCATTGACCCAAGAACTAAGGCAGATGGGGATCCCCGTCACTAATTATTCTCCTAGTAGAGGAAATGATAAGATAAGTCGAGTAAATTCTATTGCACCTTTGTTCGAAAGTGGGTTAGTATGGTGTCCAGATACATCATGGGCTGAAGATGTTGTTGAAGAGTGTGCAGCATTTCCTGCAGGAGAACACGACGATTATGTTGATACAGTGTCACAAGCTTTGAGAAGATTTAGAGAGGGAGGGTTTATAACCCACCCAGAGGATTATCAAGATGAAGATCCAATACCTAAAGAAAGGATTTATTACTAATGGCTATTTCACCACGTCCAAGTAATGTAGACCGATCGCTTATACAAGCCCCCAATGATACCCTTAGTTTAGAGGAAGATGATTTACTGGCACAGGAAGCTCAGCAGGTAGATTTTGAGATTGAGGAAGATGAAGAGGGTGGGGTTGAAATACAATTTGGCGATGAAGAAGCCCCTATGGGTGGTGAGCCAGAAAACTTTTTTGATAATTTAGTAGATAATTTATCAGATGATAGTTTGAGTGAGGTTTCTAGTTATGTATTAGATTCTGTAGAAGAAGATAAAAATAGCCGTTCCGAATGGGAAGAGGGTTATACAAAAGGATTAGATTTACTTGGTTTACGTTATGAGCAACGTAGTGAACCTTTTGAGGGTGCAACTGGAGTAATCCACCCCATGTTGAATGAAGCTGTTACTCAGTTTCAGGCTGGGGCATATAAAGAGATGATGCCGAGTGGTGGTCCAGTGAGAGCTCATATAGTAGGAACTTCTAACCCAGAAGTTGAAAAACAAGCAAAACGAGTAACTGAGTACATGAATTATATGGTTATGTACCAGATGGAAGAATACGAGCCCGAGTTTGATCAGATGTTATATTTTCTAGGTCTTGCTGGTAGTGCGTTTAAAAAGGTTTATCGCGATGAAGTATTGGGTAGACCTGTAAGTAAGTTTATTCCTGCTGAGGAATTAGTAGTACCTTACACAGCAACTGATTTACGCAGTGCTGAGAGAGTAACGCATACTATAAAGATAAGTGAGAATGAACTCAAAAAACAACAACGGAATGGAATTTACAGTAATGTGGATATGAAAGGTGGCTCTGCTGAAGATGCTGACCAGATTACAGATAAGTATAATGAAATTTCGGGTACAAACAGTAATTCTTATGATGAAGAATTTACATTGTACGAGTGCCATTGTTATTTAGACATAGAAGAATATACAGATAAAGATGAACAGGGTGAAGAGACTGGCATAAAGTTACCATATATCGTAACAGTTTGTAGCGATACAAGCGATGTGTTGAGTGTTCGCCGTAACTTTATGCCAGACGATATACAGAAGCAAAAGATTCAACATTTTGTGCAATATAAGTTTACTCCAGGATTAGGGTTTTATGGTTTTGGATTAATTCATATGATAGGTAATTTAAGTAGAACAGCGACAGCGAACCTCAGACAGTTGATAGATGCAGGTACATTGAGTAATATGCCAGCAGGATTTAAAGCAAGAGGAATGCGAATTGCAAATGATAGTGAACCTTTGAGTCCTGGAGAATTTAGAGATGTAGATGTTCCAGGAGGAGATTTACGTTCAGTATTAATGCCTTTACCCTATAAAGAGCCAAGTAGAACATTGTTTGAATTGATGGGATTTGTTGTATCGGCTGCACAAAAATTTGTAGGCACAAGTGATATTGGTGTAGGTGATGGTAAACAAGAGATGCCAGTTGGAACTACAATCGCTTTACTTGAGCGTGGTGCTAGAGTAATTAATGCTGTGCATAAGAGATTGCATGCTTCTATGAAAATAGAATTAAAAATGCTTGCGAGACAGTTTGCACAAGACCCTGTGCCTTATCCTTATGAAACAGGTGTTGACCAACAGATAAAAGCACAAGATTTTGACCAACGTATTGATGTGCTTCCAGTAAGCGACCCTAATATTTTTAGTATGTCGCAAAGAGTAATTTTAGCTCAAGAACAATTAAAATTGGCTCAAGCTGCACCAGAAATGCACAATATGTATGAGAGTTATAAACGTATGTATGAAGCTTTAGGTGTAGGTAATATTGACCAGATATTAACTCCTAAGCCACAACCACAACCAAAAGATCCTGGAACAGAAAACCAAGAAGCAAGTGATGCTGCTATAGGACAAAGTAAATTAACTGCGTTTCCTGAACAGAATCATGATGCACATATTGCAGTACACCAGATATATATGCAGAGTCAAACAGCTAAATTACAACCAGCAGTATTGATGACATTAGAAAAACATATATATGAACATTTAGCTTTGAAAGCAAAAGTAATGGTCGAGCAGGAAATGGCACAACCACCTATGGATGGAGCGATGGATCCAGCTATGGCACAACAGGAACAACCAGATCCAGTAGCTATGGAGAATAGAGTCTCAGAAGTACAAGCAGAATTAATGGCAGAATATTTACAAGCGAACCCACCAAAAGAAAGTGATGATCCGTTAGTAGAGATTAAACAACAAGAGTTAGATTTAAAAGCCCAAGAACAACAACAAGATGCTATGCAAGACCAAGCTAAGTTACAGTTGGATAAACAAAAAATGCAAGAGTCTAATGCGATACAAAGAGAGCGAATAGATAGCACAGAGGATATTGCACAAATGAGAGCGAATATTGCATTACAAAGGCAAGCCCAGAATGCAAATGGGAAGGCAGGACAATAATGGCATATGATGCTAGTGATTTTGGAAGAAATACTCCTGAAGAGTCAGCAGCAAACTTTGCTAACATTTTGTCTGCTTCTGCAGGAGAAAACAAAACTTATACAGCAAAAGATTTTATGGACGATGAAAGAAAAGATAGTCGTGATAAAAAGGGTGCTGATGGTCGCAGTCCTGTAACAACTAAACGTCCTAGTGGGATAATGAGTGTTTTCCAAAAAATGATAGGATATAAACCCAATCTAGCTTTGAGTACTAATCTATATAATATGTTAGTTCCTGGACAAAACACTCCTTTAGGGGGTTTAACTTTTCTTGCTGGTCCAGCTTTAGGTTTAGATAAAGCTGCACAATTTGGTTTGAGTTTAGCAAATAGAGGGATAGCTGAGTTACCCAATCCTTTTCCTGCAAAAACTCAAGAACAGATAGATGCGACCCCTGTGTATGATTTGGGTACACAGCCTCCTGGTCCTCCAACAAACATGGGAATAATGAACACTTATCAAGCTGGTGCGATTCCATCAATTTCTATGCAAAAATTACCTCAATTATATAGCGATAACTTTTACGAATAGGAGATTAAAATGTCAGACGATCAAAGAATGCAGGAACTAGAACAAATGTTAAAAGACATGGATCCTAGTAATCCTGACTATCAGGAAATAAAAGATTTAATAGAAGCTGAAAAGTTTCAAACTCAAAATGGTTACAGAATGGGTGGACTTGTAACACCTACTCGTAAAATGGCTACTCGTAAATTTATGGGTGGTGGTATGGTTTATGATAAACCTATGAAAATGAATAAAGGTGGAGAAGTTTCTCGTGGTGGTCGTAAGTCTATGCAAGGGTTAAAATTTAGAGGTGTGAAGTAGATGCCTAAACCAACTCTACAAGAGATACATGTCACACTAGAAAAACATATTGCTGTTTCTGATGAACGATGGAAAGAATCGATTTTACGAATCAAACGTATGGAGCATCTTATGATTGCTACTTCAGGTACTGCAATAGTAATGCTTATAGGATTATTAGTAAGATAAGGAGATTAAAATGAAAAAAGCAAAAAAAGTTGAAAATTCAGCGAACGAAGTGGCTCGTAAAGAGTTACAAGAAATGCGTGAATATGAAGCAAAAATAAAGAAAGCAAGAGCAGCAAAAAAGAAACCTAATAAAAAGGAAGATGTTTAAAACTCTTGTAACAATTTGTGTAATAGGAATACCTAACACCTGTCAAGTTTTAGTAGATCAATATGGTCCTTATAAAACAGAATATGATTGCATACAAAGAGCTCTTGCTATTAGTAGACAAGTACACAAATACTACCCATTATGGAAACCCACTCAATATAAATGTAAAAAACTTTCTGTAGGAAGATTAAAAGGGGAAAATTACAATGGAAGATACAAGTGGAAAGAAAAAAGCAGTTGATTTAAAAGTAGGAAGTAATAGTTTTGAACTAATATTGAGAATATTAGGAAATGAGTTTATCGCAATTAAAATTGGTTCAACTAATTTTTCTGGTAAGCTAATAGCTGGTGGCATACTATTATTATTTTTTACGTTTATGATTTTAGAAGTGTTTGGACTAAATGAGGCATTAATGAAATGAATGTAGAAACTTTTCTAAAATGGAAGATACTACCAAGATTTATGATGCTTGCTAGTACAATAATGTCCTGGAGATGTGCCGAATGGTTTATGGATTTAGATGCACCAACTGCTAGTCAGTCTGCATTTGTATCTGTAGTTATGGGTGTAATGACTGGTGTATTTGGTATATGGATGGGTCACGAACATAAGGGAGAAAATAATGTTAACAGCACTAATCGGTCCAGTAAGTAAACTTGTTGGTAAGTTTATTGAGGACAAAGATGTAAAAAATAAATTAGCACACGATCTTGCGACTATGGCTGAGAAACACGCACAGGAGTTAGCTAAAGGACAAATAGAAATAAACAAAGCAGAAGCACAGCACAAATCTATTTTTGTAGCTGGATGGAGACCTTTTATTGGGTGGACTTGTGGAATTGCTCTATGTTGGCATTTTGTCCTAGCCCCTGTGACTATATTTGTATGTGCCTATCTATCTGTTCAGATACCAGAACTTCCTACTTTTGATATGGGTAGTTTAATGACTGTTTTGATGGGAATGTTAGGACTTGGTGGGTTAAGAACATATGAGAAACAAAAAGGTTTAACCAAATGATGTGGACATATTTGAGAATATTTAAGTTTTTTGATAAAATTGGCAACTATTTTTACTATAAACATGTACAATGTGTGAAAAAAAGACAAAAAAGAGGAGAAAAGTAGATGGATGACCTTTACATTTCCCAAAAATTGCTTAAAGTGATGGATGAACGCAAGGAAAACTTGCACGAAACCTTATGTTATGGTGCTGTGAAGGATTTTCAAGAGTTTGAAAAGCTTAGAGCTAAATTACATGAGCTAAATTACGTTCGACAGGAATTAACGACCCTGCTAGAAAGAGTAGAAAAACAAAATGAGTAAAACTTTAATATTACCTAAACGATTTGCTAATAAATCGCAGCCTAAAAAAGAAAAATCTCAAGAAACACCAACATTAGAAAAATTACCAGAGCCTACAGGGTGGAGAATACTTGTTCTTCCTTATAAGGGCAAAGGAAAAACTGAAGGTGGTGTTTTTATCCCTGATGCAGCAGTAGAAAGAGAAGCTTTAGCTACTGTTTGTGCCTTAGTTTTAAAAGTTGGTCCTCTCGCATACAAAGATCCAGATAAATTTGGTGATAGTGGAGCGTGGTGTAAGGAAGAAGACTGGGTTATTTTTGGAAGATACGCAGGAAGTCGTTTTAGAATAGACGGAGGTGAAGTCAGATTGTTAAATGATGACGAAATCTTAGCTACGATTAATGATCCTGCAGACATTTTACATTTATAGGGGAAAACAATGGCAGAAGCACAACAAGAATTAGATTTAGATTTAGAAGAAGTAGAAGTTCAGTTACCTGAAGATAAACAAAAAGCAGAACAGGTAGAGAAACAGACGGAGACACCACAAGAACCCGAAAAAGAATCTTCTGATGAAGAATTAGAGGGTTATAGTAAAAAAGTTCAACGCAGAATAGATAATTTAACAGCTAAAATGCGTGAAACTGAAAGAAGAGAGCAAGCAGCGATAAAATATGCTGAAGCTCTAAAAGCTCAAGTTGAAGAACAAGCAAAAAAGGCAACTACAGCCGATACTCAATATGTTTCTGAATTTGAAAGTAGAATAAAAGCAACACAAGATACTTTACAAAGTAAATTGAGAGATGCAATAGATCGTGGAGACACTGAAGCTCAAGTGCAAGCTCAAACTGAACTTGCTAATTTAGCTAGTGAGAATGTTAAGCTAAGTTACATCAAAAAAGCTCAAGAAACGGAAGCGAAAACTGATACGGCTGCAGAAACTCCTCCATCAGCAGCCGTCCCTCCTGCTAAACCAGCACCCGATCCAAAAGCATCAGCATGGGCTGCGAAAAACGCATGGTTTGGTGCAGATGAACCTATGACATTAACAGCATTTAGTCATCATAAAACATTAGTTGAATCTGAAGGATTTGATCCAACTTCCGATGATTATTATGAAGAATTAGATTCTAGAATGAAAAGAGATTTTCCTCATAAGTTTAAAGGGGAAGAACAATCACGAGTAGTCAACCAACCTAGAGGTCCTGTAGTGGCTTCTACTAATCGTGGTTCTGGCAGAGTTACAAAGAAATCTGTCAAATTAAATAAATCAGAGGTTGCAATCGCCAAGAAACTTGGTGTACCATTAGACAAATATGCAGAGCAACTTGCTTTGCTAGAAACTCGTAAAGGATAGATCATTATGACAGATCGCACTTCACGCACCACAGCTACTCGTGAAAAACAAACACGCAGGAAACCGTGGACACCCCCATCTACTTTAGATGCTCCCCCAGCTCCAGAAGGCTATACTCATCGTTGGATCCGTGAATCAATCATGGGATACGACGATAAGAAAAACCTTTCTGCAAGGCTTCGCGAAGGCTTTGAATTAGTTCGTGCAGACGAGTACCCCGATTTTGAAGCTCCTACGATACAGGATGGAAAACATTCTGGTGTTATAGGGGTGGGTGGCTTAATACTCGCAAGGTTCCCATTAGAATCTAAAGCTGAACGACAGGAATATTTTAAAAATATGACTAGAGATCAAATGAAAGCTGTAGATAACGATATGATGAGGGAACAACACCCTAGTATGCCTATTCTGAAACCAGAAAGGCAAAGTCGTGTAACTTTCGGTGGTAACAAAGGTACTACCGAGTAAACTTTTAGAGAAGGAAACTAAAAAATGGCAAGCAATATAGATGCCCCTTTTGGTTTACGTCCATATAATCTCTTAGGTTCTGCACCAAACTCAAATGGGTTAACTGCATACAAGGTTCAAGTTAGTGCAACTGCTGGATCATCCTCTGCCATCTATCAAGGTGACATGGTTATCCCGTTGGCTAATGGACTTGTAGATGTTAGTGCTAGTGATGGTGGAAGTGTAGCAATCTTAGGAGTTATGGCTGGATGTGAATACGTTGATCTTACAGGTAAAACTGTATTCAACAACTACTATCCTGGAACATCCCTTTTAAAAGCAAGCTCAGAAGCAACTGTGTTTGTTTATGATAACCCTAATCAGGTTTATGAAATACAAGGGGATGCGTCTTTAACTAATGTAGCAACTGCTCAGTCACTTGTTCATTCCAATGCTGAGGGAACTGGATTTGGTTCTACCACTGGAAATAGTAATATTTCTACTGGAGAAATATCCGTAACCACAGCAGGAGCAACTACGGCAACTGATAACTTCAGAATTGTTGGAATAAAAGACAGTTTCAACGACATTGATGTAGCATCAGCAGGAGTTCGCTTCTTGGTGAAGTTAAATCTTCCGTTCCACACTGCAACCACTGGTCTATAAGGAGATATTGATATGGCTATTGCAAGATCCCAACTCCTTAAAGAATTAGAGCCTGGATTAAACGCTCTATTTGGTTTGGAGTATGATAGGTATGACAACGAGCATACTGAAATTTACGACACTGAATCTTCAGACAGAGCGTTTGAAGAAGAGGTAATGTTGTCAGGCTTTGGAACAGCACCTGAAAAAGCAGAAGGTGCTGCTGTATCGTTTGACACTGCTAATGAGTCCTTCACAGCAAGGTACACACATGAAACGATCGCACTAGCGTTCTCGATTACTGAGGAAGCCGTAGAGGATAACCTTTATGACAAACTTAGTTCTCGTTATACTCGTGCGTTAGCTCGTTCTATGTCTAATACCAAGCAAGTCAAGGCAGCTTCTGTATTAAACAATGCGTTTGACAGTGGTTTTACATTTGGTGATGGAAAAGAGCTTTGTGCTACAGACCATCCAACAGCAGCAGGAGGCACATTCAGAAATGAATTGAGCAGTTCAGCTGACTTAAATGAAACTTCTTTAGAACAAGCATTAATAGATATTGCAGCTTTTATTGATGAAAGAGGACTAAAGATTGCTCTTAAAGGACAGAAGTTAATTATTCCACCAGCATTACAATTTGTTGCTGAAAGATTAATGGCTTCTAACTTACGTCCTGGAACAGCAGATAATGATGTAAACGCAGTTAAGAACATGGGAATGTTACCACAAGGGTACGTTATCAATCACTTCTTAACAGATACAGATGCGTTTTTCATTAAAACTGATGCTCCAAACGGATTTAAGCATTTTGAAAGAGCAGGAATCGCAACAAGTATGGAAGGTGACTTCGATACAGGAAACGTAAGATATAAGGCTCGTGAGAGATATAGCTTCGGTGTTTCAGACCCAAGATGTGTGTTTGGATCTCCTGGAGTATAAACCAAAATAAATTTAAAATCAAAGGCGACACTTGCGTGTCGCCTTTTTTTATGTAATACTGATTTTATTCCTAACAATCATAATGGTGTGATTGACTAAGCCACGATAGGAGATATATATGGCTAATACAACTTTTAAAGGAACCGTCCGAGCTGAGGGTGGTTTATCCGTTATTTCTACAGCCGATGCAACAGGTGTAGAAACAACTCATACTTCAATTTCCTCTACAACAGGTAATACCTCTATAGGTGGCACACTTGCTGTAACAGGAGCAACAACTCTTACAGGAGCAACAACAGCTAATAATACAGTTACTATTTCTGGAGCAAAGGGTATTAATAGAACAGCAAGGGCTATTGATAGAGTTTATTTAGAAGAATTTTTTCTACAAAGACCAGCTCTTAATGCAGTTAATATTATAGATCCAGATGCTGATAATGCCTCTGCTCTTGCTGCAACTCAAGCTGCAAATAAAAATTTTGAGATATTAGGAACTAACGCATCTACTGATGATGTTACTTTTTCAGCTACTCGAGGTGGTGTCGAACTTACTCTTGATGGAGCAGATAATGATCAAATTATTATTCTTCCACATTTAGATACTAATCAAACAGCTTGGACAGGAACTAAGTGGGGTTCTGAGAATCAAACTGAGTGGGAATGTCTTATTACAACAGGAGCAGCTATTACAAACACTTGTATTTGGGCTGGACTAAAGTTAACAAACACTCCAACCATAGCTACTGATGCTGATCAAGCATACTTTATATATGCTACTGACGATGATTTAGGTACAATCACAACTCAAGCTAATTGGCATTTTGCTTATAGTGTAGGTGGTACAGATTATTTAAGTGATTTGAATTTAGCTGTCGCTGCTAACACTATTTATCATTTAAAAATAATCATTGATAGTGATAGAAAGCCAGCAGCTTTTATAAATGGAACACAGTATTCATTAACTTCTACTGCAACAGGTGGTGGAGTTGATACTGCTGCTGGAACAACACTCGGATCAGCTTTAACTGATGATAAAGACTTTATTCCTTATATTGGTATCCAAGCACTCGCTGCAGAAGCTAAAACATTACATGTTGGCTACGAAGCGATTAATAGATACATGTACGAGTAAACATTAGTGGGGGTTCTCATACCCCCACACTTTTATAAGGAGATTTAAATGGGTGTACAAAGTGATGTTCAAGCTAAATTTATTAGTGATGAGATAGCAGCCGACCCAGATGGAATATCAGCTTCAGCTTCAGTTGGTAATAATGCAGCTTTCGTTATTGGAGGTGCTTTACATTCGGGAGGCACAGTTACATTAGGTGGCTCGGCTAGAAAAGTAGTTCTTGTTTCGGCTGGCGATGATAGTGGTATTTCTTTTACAGTAGTAGGCACAGATATTAATGGTACTGCCCTAACAGAAACTGTAAGTGGTGTTGATTCTGACACAGCAACAAGCACAAAATACTTTAAGACAATTACTAGCATTACTGCTGTGGGGAATCCAGCAGGAACAATGACAGCAGGAACTGCGACAGCAGCAGCAGATGTTGTTCACGCAGGAAGAGTAAGATTAAAAGGTTATTCTATAGTTTCTGGAGGAACAGCAGGAGTAATAGAATTTTTTAATGGTGATCCTAATGATGGTGGCTCTGCTTTATTTAAAGCAAGGACTATTGGCACAGATAATACAACTATAGATAATACCATACCAGATGAAGGTATTGTTTTTACAGATGGTTTATATATTGTTTATACAATAGCAACTATAGATATGATGACATTTTTCTTCGCATAGGAGTAGAAAATGGCTAAAGAACCTAAAATGTCTATTAAGTCTGGACATAAAAGACCCACTAAAAGTGGAGCTGGCTTGACTAAGAAAGGAGTTGCTGCTTATAGGAGAGCAAATCCTGGAAGTAAATTAAAAACTGCTGTTACAGGGAAGGTCAAGCCTGGAAGTAAAGCTGCAAAAAGACGTAAGTCTTATTGTGCTAGATCGGCAGGTCAAATGAAAAAGTTCCCTAAAGCTGCGAAAAACCCAAATAGTCGTTTACGTCAATCTAGAAAAAGGTGGAAGTGTTAATGGCTATGACACGAGGAAACATGGAGAAGCAAGTGAGTAAACCAGGACTATATGCGAACATTAATAAAAGAAAGAAAAAAGGTATTTCTAGATCAAAAAAGAATAGTACTATTTCTAAAGAAGCTTATGCCAATATGAAAGCAGGGTTTCCTAAAAAGAAAAAGAAGAAAAAAGTAACTAAAAAGGCTTAGATATGGTAACAAAATTTTATAAATGGGTTTTATCTTTTTTTCCAAAGATATGCCAATGTAGTAAAATAAATGAGACCCCTATGAAAAGAGGTCGAGGAAGACCCAGAAAGGAAAAGTAAATGGTTAAGAAATTATCTCCTAAACAAAAAAAGTTAGCTAGTATGGCTTCTCCCAGAAATAAAATAACAGGAGCAGATTTTAAAAAGTTGGGTAAAAAGAAAAAAGTAATGAAAAAGGCTTAACAAATGGCAACTTCAAGTTCTGTAGATTTTGAAATAGATGTAGCTGAATACATTGAAGAAGCATTTGAAAGATGTGGAATTGAGATTCGCACAGGGTATGATTTAAGGTCAGCCAGACGTTCTATGAATTTATTATTTGCAGACTGGGCTAACAGAGGTTTAAATCAATGGACTATTACACAAAGAACACAGGCTCTTACAGCTAATGATGTAGATTATACATTAGGAGCTGATGTGATAGATATCCTTAGTATGGTTGTTAGAAGAAGTAATATAGATTATTCTATGACAAGAATAAGTAGGGATGATTATATTAATTTACCTTCTAAAACGACTACAGGTAGACCAAGTCAGTTCTTTTTAGATAGGCAGATAACTCCTAACTTAAAAATATGGTCAGCTCCAGAAAACAGTACAGATGTTTTATATTATGATGCTTTAACTAGAATACAAGATGCTGATGCTTCTGTGAATACTGTTGATGTGCCTTTTAGGTTTTATCCTTGTTTAACAGCAGGATTAGCTTATTATTTAGCTATGAAAAGAGCTCCAGATAGAATTAAAATATTAAAAGCAGTTTATGAAGAAGAGTTTGAAAGAGCTGCTGCTGAAGATAGGGATAGAGCAAGTTTAAGTTTAACCCCTAGTACAACTTATTATGGATTGATATGAAATTTGCACTTGGTAAAAAAGCTAAATTTATTTCCGACCGTAGTGGATTTGCCTTTCCTTTTAGAGAAAAAGTAAAAGAGTGGAATGGTTTTATTGTCCATAGATCTGAATACGAAGAAAAACACCCCCAATTAACCCCTAGAAAACCTCCTTTTGAACCTCAAGCTTTGTATAATGCTAGAGTAGATCGAACGGAGGTAGCTATAGAAAGATTGTTAGTACCTAACCCTTTTACTTCAAGTTCTATAGGTACAGCAACTATTACAGTTACTGAGAAAAATCATGGTAGAGATACTGATGATGTGGTTCGCTTTAGAAATGTAAAACCTTTTGCTGGATTTACAATATCTGTTTTACAACAAGCGACAGGATATAGTATAACCAAAGTAAATGATGATTCTTATACTTTTTCTGCTAATGGTGAAACAGCAACTTTAGCAAACACAAAAGGTGGAGGAACTATCGCAACAGCAGGTCCAGTAACGGTGGTGGGATAATGAGTTATACATACACACAATTAAAAACAGCAATAAAAGATTATACTGAGACAGAAGAAAGTAGTTTTATTACTCATTTACCTGACTTCATATTTTCTGCTGAAGAAAGATTATTTAAATCAGTCGATTTAGAATATTTTAGAAAAAATGTAACAGGGGCTTTTACTTCTTCAGACCAATACTTAACTGTACCTAGTGATTTGCTTGCCCCTTTTTCTTTACAGATAACGACTTCTGGTTCAGAAACTTTTTTGCTTGAAAAAGACGTAAACTTTTTAAGAGACTATACTCCGAGTGCTTCTACTACAGGTCTTCCTAAATATTATGCACGCTTTGATGTAGACCATTTTATAGTAGCCCCTACCCCTAATTCTGGGTATGCGTTAGAATTACATTATTATTATAGACCAACGAGTTTAACTAAAAGTACAATAACTTTAACTCTTGCGTTAAGTAGTAGCTTCACAGATGGAGAAACGATTACAGGTGCAAGTAGTGGTCAAACAACTACATTAAATAGCAAACCGACTACTACTTCAGCGATAGTTGTTGTTCCCACAGGAACTTTTACAGTTGGAGAAACGATTACAGGTTCAAGTAGTGGTGCAACGACTACTATTTCGGCAATAGGATCTGATACTACAGTCACATGGTTAAGTGAAAATGCAAAAAATGCTTTACTTTACGGATCGTTATTTGAAGCTTATACTTACTTAAAAGGTGAAAAAGATATATTAGATTTATATAATGGTAGGTTTTTAGAAAGTGTGGCAAGATTAAAAGATTTAGCAGAAGCACGAGAAAATGCTGATGCGTATAGAAGAGGGTTACCTCAGTCTCGGAGAACATAAATGGCTTTAATTTTAGGAGATAGAGTTAAGGAAACTTCTACAACCACAGGGTCAGGCGATTATACTTTAGGTGGTGCTGAAACAGGGTTTAGAACATTTTCTACTGTCATAGGTAATACAAACACAACCTATTATTGTTGTACTGATGGTGTTGATTTTGAGGTAGGTGTTGGCACATATGCAAGTTCTGGCAATACTTTAGCTAGAACAGCTATTTTAGAATCTAGTAATAGTAATTCTGCTGTTGTTTGGACAAGTGGAACACGAAGTATTTTCTGTACTCAACCAGCCGAAAAAGCTGTTTCGCTTAATGCAGGTGGTAATTTAGATATTGCTGGTGATCTTGATGTAGATGGCACAACTAATTTAGATGTAGTTGATATAGATGGTGCAGTCGATATGGCTACCACTTTAACTCTAGCTGGTAATGCAGATTTTAATGGTGATCTTGATGTAGATGGTACAACAAACCTAGATGCAGTTGACATAGACGGTGCTGTACAAATTGACAATACTATAACTGTCGGTGCTAACGATCAGGGTTACGATGTAATTCTTTATGGTGATACTGCATCAGCAAACATGACTTGGGATACATCAGCAGATGATTTAATTTTAAACGGAGCTGCTGGATTAGTTGTTCCAGATGGTCAGCTTACTTTGGGGAGTGTGGCTTTAACATTTAAAGATGAAGATAACATGTCCTCAGACAGTGCTTCTTCTATTGCTTCGCAACAATCAATTAAAGCATATGTAGATTCACAAGTAACAGCACAAGATTTAGATGTTACATCAGATAGTGGTACAATAGATATAGATTTAGACAGTGAAACCTTAACTATAGCTGGTGGCGAAGGTATTGATACATCAGCAACTGGAACAACAGTTACGATAGCAGGAGAAGATGCTACAACTAGCAATAAAGGTGTAGCTTCATTTAGTTCTGATAATTTTGCTGTATCTAGTGGTGCTGTCACGATTAAAGACGGTGGGGTTGTAACTGCTGAACTTGCAGCCGATGCTGTAACAGGGGCTAAGATAGCCGATGACGCTATAGATTCCGAACATTATACAGACGGATCAATAGACACTGCACATCTAGCAGCCGATGCTGTAACAGGGGCTAAGATAGCAGACGATGCTATAGATTCCGAACATTATACAGATGGCTCAATAGACACTGCTCATCTAGGTGATTTACAAGTTACAACTGCTAAAATAGCAGCCGATGCAATCACTGGTGCTAAGATAGCCGATGATGCTATAAATTCTGAACATTACACAGACGGATCAATAGATACTGCTCATATTGCTGATGCTCAAGTTACATTAGCGAAAATAGCTAACCAAGCTGCGAATACTGTATTGGTGAGAGACGCTAACAGTTCTGGTGTTGTTTCTGCAAAAGCAGTTACAGATACACAAATACTAATAGGTGATGGAACTGGATTCACTGCTGCTGCATTGAGTGGTGACGTTACTATGACAAATGCTGGAGTAGTTACGATAGCAAATACTTCTGTAGAAACTGCTATGATTGCAGCCGATGCTGTAACAGGTGCAAAAATTGCAGATGACGCTCTAGATTCAGAGCATTATACTGATGGATCTATTGATGAAGCTCATTTAGCAGATGATGCCGTCACGGCAGATAAGTTAGCAGCGAATGCAGTTGTCAATGCAAGTGTAGCTTCGGGAGCAGCAATAGCTGATACTAAATTAGCACAATTGACAACAGCAGGGAAAGTAGCACTAACTGCATTAGAAATAGATGGTGGCACAGATATAGGTGCTGATTTAACAACTTCTGATCTGATTATTGTTGATGATGCAGGAGCAGGAACAAACAGAAAAGCTGCTCTATCAAGATTAATAACATTAATGAATGCTCAAGGGTTTAGTAGTGAAGACCCCACAGCATTAGCTATAGCTTTGGGATAATATAAAGGAGAAAATAAATGGCAGATGACGCTACAGTAACAATTCAGGCAACTATACTACCTGATGAAATTGCTAAAACAATATCAGGGAGCATGACTGTTACACCAGATGATGCAAATGATAAATGGTATTACAAACTAACTTCTTGTACAGCAACAAACACAGATTTAATTGCAGGGTATTTTTTAGATTATACTGCTGTTGATGATGACACAGCACCCACAGCAGTTCATGCAAATGATAAAGTAAAGTTTCTTTTGGTTAAAAACACTAGCACAGGAGATGGTGTATATCTTGTATTTGATGGAGGCACTGCTGCTAATGATGTTGCAGATGGTGTGTTTATCGGACCTTCTCAAACATGGTTTGGAAGATTACCTAATACAACAGTTGGAAATTTACATGCCATATCGTCAGATATAGGTGATACAGGTGACGCAGTAGTTAATCTAATAGTGGCAGCTCTCATAGATGATGTAGCATAGGAGTAATTAATGGCTAATACCTTTTTAAATGCTGTCTTTGATGGAAGTAACACTTCTGCTAGTACAGGAATGAATATCTATACAGCAGGTTCAACTGTAACATCAACAGTTGTTATAGGACTAACTTTATGTAATACAGGTACTAGTCAAATTTCAGCAAATATTAAACTAAGTGCAGGACAAACAGTGTTTCTTGCTAAAGCAATTCCTATCCCTGTAGGTAGTAGTTTTGAATTCATGGCAGGAAATAAAATTATTATGAAAGCTGGACATACTTTAACTGTTTCTTGTGATATTGCTAATAGTTTAGATACAGTATTAAGTATTATGGAGATAACACCCTAATGGCATATATAGGAAATAATGTACCTGCTAATTTTCAATCTCTACCTTCAGTAGTCAGATTTAATGGTAATGGTTCAACATTAACCTTTGCTTTAGGTAGATCAATATCTAATGTGCAATCAATAATAGTATCAGTAGATGGTGTTGTGCAAGACAGTTCTAGTTACACTGTTCCTGATGGGTCTACTCTTACTTTTGGTTCAGGTGATGCACCCTCAAGTGGAACAGGTAATGTTTTTGTATATTTTCTTGGATTAGCTGCAGGAAATGTAACCCCTGCAGAAGAGAACAAAGGTAACTTTAAGAATGGTGGTATGTTTAGACTTAACGCACAAAGTTTAACTATTGATACAACAATACTTGCTACAGAAAACGCACAAGTTACTGGAACATTTACAATAGCAGATAGCGTTACATTGACTGTCAATAGTGGTGGAAGGTTGGTGATATCGTGAGTACAATTAAAGTAGATACAATACAAAAAGTAAATGGTTCAGTGCCAAAACCAACTGATTTAGGGTTGAATGTTAGTGGTCATGTTATACAAAGTGTAATTAATACGTCTACATCAACTGTCTCTTCTTCTTCAACTAGTGCTTCTGACTTAATTACTGCTTCGATAACTCCTCAATTTACTGATAGTGTAATACATATTGAAGGATATGTTAGTAGGATGCAAGTAGTAGTTGGTGGTAGTAATGCTTTTGCTAGTTTGTATATAACAGACTCCTCAGACAGTGCTATTACAACAGCTGTTCTTGGTTCTGCGATTGCTAATTCTTCTCCTATGTCTGTATTCGGCACGGATAGCCCCTCTTCAACCAGTTCACAAACGTATAAACTTCGTTTATCAACTGCGTCTGGAGGTACAACAAGCACAGGTACAGATGGTCAGCGTTATACAATTAAACTTACGGAGATAAGAGCATAATGAAAAAAGTAATTGATGCAATAAAAGCTATTAATCCTAAAGCTGAAGTTGTTGTTAGAGGAGACGATATAGATAATTGTAAAATTGAATGGTTAGGGGGAACATCAGAAATATCTAAAACAGATATAAAAACTAAAATGTCATCAATAGCATATGTAGAAAAAAGACAAGAAGAATATCCTGCAATAGCAGAACAATTAGACATGATGTATCATGCAGGTGTGGGTGGAGATACATTTCAAGCTGCAATCAAAGCTGTTAAAGACAAGTATCCGAAAGGTTAGAGATGAGTACAGTAATCCTAGACACAATCACAGGCAAGTCCACTGCAACAACCATAACCATTGGCTCAACACCTGTAGTAAGTGCAAGTGCAAACTCTATGACTATTAGAGGTGAGGGTTCAGCACAGACAAGTATTCAACAAGGATTATGTAAAGGATGGATTGCTTATGCACTAGATTCAACAAGTCCAGTAGTTGCTGATTCTTTTAATTTTTCTGTGCAATCAGATAATGCAGCAGGAGATACAACTTATGCTATTACAAGTAACATGGCTACAGCAGAAGGATATACTGTAAGTGGTAAAGCTGCTCCAGCAGGTGATACAACAGCTTTTGTTTATAGTCCTCAACCATTACAAGATGGCTCTGTTACAACAAGTACTTTAAGAATAACTGCAAACCATGCAGGAGCAAGTGCTTCAGGTTCTCAAGACCTTAATTATGTATCAAATAATATACATGGAGACCTAGCATAATGGCAAACGGAACAATAGCATTTGATACATTATCAACATCTGATTCAGTTAAGTCTGGTACAGTTAAGTCTGTTGATACAAGTTATGTTTTTAATGGTGTTGCTAAAGTATGGTGGAGTTCTAATGATGTTACTTTAAAAGATGATTTTAATATATCTACTTTAACTGATGTGGCAGGTTCAACGTATGATTTTAACTTTACTAATAATATGGCAAATGATGACTATGCCTATCCTTGTGCCACACTTAATACAACAGGAAATGATATAATATTAACTACTGGTGTGCTTACTACTAGAGTTAGACAAAAAGGTATTGGTTCTACTGATGGTAGTGCAGGTGATACTCAACCATCAGGTGCAGTATTTGGAGATTTAGCATGACAATAGAAACACCAGAATTTCAAGGCACACATCTTTGGGAAAGATTGTGTTGGGCGAAAGAAAAGCTAGAGCCTTATAGAACAGAGTATTGTGTCGTATGGGAAGATCCTGAAGAACCTGATGCACCTGCAAAAGTAACGCACCCAGATCCTAATTGGATGGCTTGTGCATTACAGGGTGGCATTTTACCTCCAGTTGAGGCATACTGGGAGTTAAAGAAGGATGAGGCAAAACCAGATTTTGTTAAACATACAAGAGGGTATTTGCTTCACAATACAAAGCCTATTGAGGCAATGACAGAAGAACGAGCTATAGAGTATTTAATTATGAAAGATCTTCCACAACATGTGTGGAAAGATTACGACAAAGCAAATAAACCTAGAATGGTTATTTGTACTAGGTCACAACTGCCAAGCACTAGAGTATGGCGAAATGCTTGGAAGATTAACGAAGAACTAACCATACAGAAAGAAAAGGTGGCTTAAATGGCAACAACAAACATAGTAGATAAAGATGGAAATACTATTGC